ATGGGGAATTACCGGTTTACAAGGAAAAACAGGGCTATATAAACCTGGGGATACCGGTATTCAGGGAATTACAGGATTAAGCTATCAAGGGGTTACCGGCCTTTGGGGGCGAACAGGAATTGATGGATTAAAGGGAGATACGGGTATCCAAGGTTTTACGGGAATCCAAGGGATTCAAGGGCATACAGGGGTACGAGGGGTTACGGGTGTTGGTGCTCAAGGGACAACAGGATTCCAAGGAAAAACAGGAGTTCAAGGTCGAACCGGTATTCAAGGAGTAACAGGGTTACGAGGATATACAGGGATAACAGGGGAAGGCGTAACGGGACTTCAGGGGGTGACAGGTCTTCAAGGTGAAACGGGCATCCAAGGTCTTACAGGAATAAAGGGTACTACCGGGATAATGGGGGAAACCGGAATTCAAGGGGTTACTGGTCCTACCGGAGGAGACCAAGGGGTAACTGGTTTACGAGGATATACGGGCGCTTCGGGAGGGCCTCCTGGTGGAACTGGGGTTAAAGGGGTTACAGGGATACAAGGAGTTACTGGTGTTCAAGGAGATACCGGTATCCAGGGGGTTACTGGAATCAAAGGTGCAACCGGACTTCAAGGGACTCAAGGGGTTACTGGTTTATGGGGCGTTACCGGACTGTGGGGCGTGACCGGAATCTCTGGAGGTGTCCAAGGAAATACCGGAATTCAAGGAGATACCGGAATACAAGGGGTAACAGGAATTCAGGGTATAACAGGGATGGGAATAACTGGGTTAAGAGGAATAACCGGCGTAAGAGGCCCCACGGGGCTAAGTGGAGGGCAGCAAGGAGTAACGGGATTATGGGGAGTAACAGGATTATATGGAGGGCCTGACGGTAAAACAGGAATCCAAGGTGTAACGGGAATCCGAGGGATTACTGGTCTTCGAGGGATTACTGGTCTTCGAGGGATTGAAGGACGAACAGGGATTAAGGGATGGACGGGAATACAGGGGGTAACCGGCCTTGATCTTGCTCAAGGGATGCCTGAAACACTTGTTTTTATTATAGATGGTGGGGGAGCGGAAATTACTACCGGGATTAAGGGAGATATTGTAGTTGATTTTAGGTGTCAACTTCAAGCCGTTATTCTCCTTGCAGATCAGACCGGAGATATTGTAATTGATATCTGGGGACGTTCTTATGATTTTTATCCCGCTATTGATGCCAATACCATGACTGCATCAAATCCCCCTACTATTTCATCTGATGATAGTAGCCGAGATATAACGCTTTCGGGTTGGACTACTACTATAAATGATGTGCCTTTTACTTTACGCTTCAATGTTGATTCTTGTTCTACTATTACTCGTTGCACTGTAGCCCTTAGACTTTTGAGGTTATAAATAAATGTCTACACTTTATATGGACCCAAACGGAGATAATTCTATTGAGTGGGATAATTCTACAGAACTTACCCACTGGGAAGCAATTAGTCAATTGGTGCGACAACCTGTCGAGCCTAATTTATTTAATTACATAGATGATACTCCCCCTCCTACCTCTCATAGTGATATATTTGATTTAACCAATGTTGCATTTTCTGGGACAACTTCCTCGCTAGCTATTTGGGTTTTTGGTGAATGTCCAGTTCAGGATATTTCTGTTGACCTTTATATTGATGGATCATGGCAAGGGGTCGGTATAATTATAGCAGGAGCTGCGGGTAGGCCTCGATGGAATAGTGTAAACTATCCTGGCCTTTGGAGTCCAGAACAGTGTAATGCTTCTTTAATGAAAATTATAAGTGTGGGGGGTGGGGCTGTAGGGTTAGCTACGGGTTGGGCAGGATATGTAGAAATTACTTTTGATCCTGCGCCTCGATCTTTTTCATGGATTACATAAGTCAAAATATAAAATAATGAGCGAATAGGGAGCGAAGTGGCTTTAGTTCTGTGACAAAAGGTTGAATGGGAGAGATAGAATGCGGGAGAGAGCATCTGTTTCACTGTGCATGATTGTAAAAGACGAAGAACATTGCATTTGTAGGGTATTAACTTCAGTCCTTGATAACCTTAAATCTCTACGTGAGATAATTTTAGTTGATACGGGCAGTTCAGATAAAACAATAGAAAAGGCGCAAGAATGCCTTTCGTTGGCTAACCGGGATGATGTCACTCTGAAGTCCCACCTAAAACCCTTCAGAAACGACTTCGCCCTCTCTCGAAACGAGTCATTCCGGTTAGCTACTTCTGACTGGGTAATATGGCTAGACGCAGACGATGAAGCCTCCATAGAGTTTTGTCAACAAATAGACGACTCTATTAATAACGCTCTCCCTTATGTGCGGGAAAATGCTGCATTCACTTGTGGTATTTTCCCGTACTATTATCTATTAGACAGTAATGATAATCCAGTAGTCGTTGTTCCTAGGGAAAGACTCCTTAAGAGAGAAAGTCTACAATTTCCTGTGTGGAGGGGGAAGGTCCACGAATGTATAGATATAAACATATATAAAACCAAAGAATTTACTGGCCCTATTCTCCATAGAAGAACATTTAAAGACATGGAAAAAGATGCTAATAGAAATCTTAAAATAATGGGGGATATGATTCAGGGGGGTAGTATTGAAATAGAGGGGTATCGTTTTTGGATGTATTATGGATTTGAACTATTTCATAGTGGACAAAAGAAATTGGCAATATCCGCACTAAAAGAAAGCCTGAGAAGAAATCCATCTAATCAAGAAATTGCTATTATCTGTGAAATGATATGTCAATGCCTCTAAAAGCAAACATAAATAGATATAAGGGAAACTCCAAATGTACAGTACTGGTACACTAAGAGTACTAAGAGTCTTAAGAGTACTAGAGTTAATAAGTACTAGAGATATAAGTATATATAGATATAAAGATATAGTAGTTATAAGTAATTATTAGACAGTGCCTTAAGATAGTGCTTTAAGTAGGACATAAATAATGGGTATTGATTTTTCTTATCTTAGCTATGTTTTTAAAGGAATAGAGGCAGACCCTAACTATGCTCCTTTGTATTGCTTAGGAGGAGATTATTATAAAAGTAGAAATATTTCTCTTAGTGTTTGGTTTTATGAAAGGGCTATACAATGTGATATTAATAAAAGCATTTCTGTATTTAAACAACCTGTCTATTGGAATGAATTACCTAAGAATAAATTAATGCTTTTGTACGAAGAAACCGGGGACATTGAGAAATCAAGGGACTATGCAAGAGAGTTGGGTGATAATTTTGCGGATATGATTTTAACGGCAAGAATACGGTCAGAGAATTTTAATAAATATCCACAACCTATACGGCTTAATCTTGGTAGTGATGGCCAAAAGAAAGTAGGATTTATTGCTTGTGATATTTGCCATAGAGATGCGGATATGCACTTTGACATGAAAGAAATACCTTTCCCTGATAGGTCCGTAGATACAATATATACAGAACATGCTATTGAACATTTAGATTTTAGAGGAGTAATGCAGTTTTTAGAAGAAGTAGGTAGAGTCCTAAAAATAGGGGGGATGTTGACCATTAAAGCTCCTTGCCTATTGGATTGTTGTAGAAAGTATGTGGAGGCTGTTGAACGGAATGATCTTTCCGATCAAATATGGTATAAGAAAACTATTTATGGAAATCAAGATGAGGGGGAAAGAGAACATAAGGGGTTCCAATATCATTTATCTGGATGGGGACAGGTTGGACTAAAAAACTTTCTTTCATATTTGAATATCACTAAAAGTGTGGAGTATGACGGATTTAGGACTCCTTCGTTGGCCATAGAAGGCTATAGGGCGCTCATGTGCTTTGTACAGTGCCCTGTGGATCGTTTTGATGATGCCTCCACGAGGATTAGACGCTTGGGGCTACGAGAAGCCGTCAGAAGGAAGAATCTTCAAGAAAAAATAAAGGTTGAGTTCTTTTTAGATGTAGAGGAATTAAGAAGTTCTTACCTTAGTGTTGCCGGGGGATGGAGCCCTATTCCTGACATAATTGTTTTTACTGGGTTTTCAGAAGAAGAAAGGAATTGTGCAAGAGACTATAATGCAAGAGGTGTAATTACTATTTTCGACCATTGTGAAGATTGGCCTATGGAAGGGTTATTTGAGATGATGAAAATAGTGAAATTAATTTCATGTTGTTCTTTAGCGTTAAGAGATAAGGTGGGGATAGTAGGGGGATTGAAGGATAAGGTCGTATATGTTCCTGATTTACCAGATGTTTTATTAATGGGGAATAACCGTGGAAATGAAGCTTGATTTAGGGTGTGGTCCAGCTAAAGAGGAAGGATATATCGGGATAGATATTATCCCCTTTAACCGCGTAGATTGTGTGTGGGATTTAAATAATGGTATCCCATTTAATAATAATGTGTTTGATAGCGTAAAGGCTTATGATGCAATTGAGCATGTTAGAGATGGAATAAATTTAATGCGGGAAATTTGGAGAGTATTAAAAGGAGGGGGGGTATTTGATTGCCATGTTCCTTCGACTGATGGAAGGGGGGCCTTTCAAGATTTAACTCACGTTTCATATTGGAATGAGAATTCTTTTTGGTATTATTGGGCAAATGCTCAAGAGTGGCCAGATTATGGCCGTAGAGAGTGTTTGTTTGAAGCAATTGAATTGTATACAACTCCTATGAGTCAAGACGGCGTATGTCATGTTATTTTTAAAGGGAAGGCTGTTAAGACAGGGGAATGGTTGGATACTTATAATGAGCGCACAAAAAATCAACCTTGGAAATTAGCTAAAATAGATTGTTTAAAGAAGAATTAAAGCAGTAATTTGTTGTTCTGATTGGGAAGTAAAGTGCATCAATCTAGTTATACTTTAATGCAACAACTAGTTTTTAAATATTTGGACAGTAGGAGTAAATTATATATTCTTGATGTGGGGAGCGGAGATGTTAATGGAACATATAAAGATATTTTTTCTTGCGTCACTGTGTGGAATTATGTGGGATTAGATTTAGAACCATTAGATAATGTTGATGTTGTCGCTACAGATTTTTTTAAATGGCCCTTTGAGGATAATACGTTTAATATAGTGGTTTCCGGGCAATGTTTAGAACATGTTCCGATGCCTTGGTTGTGGATTAAAGAAATTGTGCGTATCTTAAAACGTAATGGTATTTGCATTATTATTGCTCCTTGGTCTGTTGGTTTACATAGATTTCCTATGGATTGTTGGAGGATTATGCCGGATGGTATGTCTGTATTATTAGGGGAATGGGCTGGAATGGATGTAATTGAAGTTGGCATGAATCCGATTGGAAAAGAATTACCAATTGGGGATTGTTGGGGTGTCGCCATAAAGAAACTAATAGGTAGAAAAGATGAGAAAAGACAATAAAATTACTTGTAATCGTTGCGGAGAATGGATCAATCCTTTGCGTATGCACTATGACATTAAGCCTCCTTATGGGACTATGCCAGGGAAAGATGGGGTTGAGCTTGTGGTAGGGACACATCGTTTTACTGACTGCATTGGGGCAGGAATTGGGGATCCAACCGTGGAATCTCGTAAGGTTCTTATGGACCTTTGTTCTAGGTGTTGGAATGATTTGCAGGAAATGATAGAAGCATTTGTTGATGATAAGGGGAATTAAAATGGAAAAGAATGTCGTTGTTAAATTTATCGCCCTTTTTGTTATATCATTTATGTTTATACTCCCTATATTCGCTTGTCACCTTGTTCAGTCATTTAGTGATCCTGTAATAATGTTGATTGTGATTTACATTGTAGCTTACGTTTGTGGCGTTCTAAGCGCATTATTGTCTACCTATAAGTGGGGCTAAAAGTGGATAAATGTCTTGATTTATGTTGTGGGCCTCAAAAACCTGAAGGTTATATCGGGATTGATATTATCCCGTTTAATTGTGTTGATACAGTTTGCGACATTAATAATGGGATTCCTTTTGATGATGACACATTTAATAGGGTGAGAGCCCATGATGCCATCGAACATATCTGGGATGGAATGAAATTAATAAAGGAGATATGGCGAGTTCTTAAAGATGGCGGCATTTTTGATTGCCTAGTCCCTTCGACTGACGGTAGGGGAGCCTTTCAAGATCAAACCCACGTTAGCTTTTGGAATGAGAATTCATTTGGATATTGGGTAACGGTTCATCCTTGGGCCGACTATTATAGGGGTAAATGCTTATTTAGCCGTTGTGAGCTTGAGACAACTCCTATGAGTGATGACAGGGTATGCCACGTTAAGTTTGTTGCAAGCGCAGTAAAGAATAGTGGGTGGATAAACACTATAAAAAATAGAATAAAATCTACGAGGAGATGGTGAGGCATGGATAAAGACATAAACGAGGAAGAAGCCATAAGTAGGGCTATTAAGAAATATGGTCTTAAGCCGTGTCCGTGGTGTGGACAAAAGCCAGAGGTTTATTGTTTTGATTTTGTTTTGGAGTTTCATGTTTCATGTGAAAACAAGAAATGTTCTTATGGCCCTTACTCGTATAAGACCTTTAAAACCGTAGGGGGCGCGGTTCGTGCTTGGAATAGGAGAAAGAAATGAAAGAAGGCGTTGCTGTAGAGAAGTATGAAGATTTTGTGAAATTAAGGAATGAGTATAGTAATGATTTATTCTTTGTCTGGCTTGGATATGGAGGAAACCGGTGGAAGCCCGAAGAAATGATCCCTACTGTTTTTGAAAAAATTCCATTTCCTAATTGGAAGCTGGTTTTAATAAGTGAGTGGGACCCAGGCGAACTTCATCCAAACTGTATCTTTGTAAAGTTTAATTTGAAAGATTCTCCAAAAATATATAAGCTGTGTGATATAGCCTTAGCTGCCCAGAGAGAAGACATGCAGCCATGTAAAAGCGGTATAAAGGTGTTGACAGCATGGCTAGCTGGGTTGCCAGTCATTGCGTCTCCGTTGCCAGAGTATGTATCAATCATTTCACATAAGTTAAATGGGTGGATAGCAAAGACTCCCGAAGAGTGGATTGAGGCAATTTCTTATCTACGTGCTTCAGAACATAGAGATGAGATGCGAGATAGAGCTTATCAGCAATTAGCTATATATAATGATGATTATTCATTGGCGCTTTTTAAGTCAGCCATTAATAGTAGCGATAAACGCATATTCACAGAAGAATGGCTTAAAAGTTTTTATGAGGTTGAATCTTGTAATACATGTGATGGTAGTAGACTTGATTTGTGCGGGAGAGACAAATGTAAGGATAATGGAGAAGAAAATGGTTGATTATTTAGTAACCACGAGAGAAGTTATTAGTGGGTTAAAAGAGGTAAGGGAAAGGACTTGGGGCAGTAAGAAGGTCCTTGTTATATATGGGATGCTTGGAGGGAACACAAATCAATATATGAGTTATGGCGATCATTGGATGAATGCCTTTAGGGCCTTATGTGAAGATGATAACGTAGGATACTATAATGCTAATGTTGATATTTATAAACTTCCTAAGGGTTATGACCTTTATTTCTTTGTAGAGTTTAATCCTGAGTTTCTAAAGGTTAAAGACCTTGATCTAGGCGGAAGGACGGCCATTTATTGCTGGGATACGCATCTTCATCCATTTGTGTATCTTGGATGTTTGCCAAAGGTTTTTGATTATGTTTTTGTCTCTAACCCTGTAGATGCTTTAAGGCTTGAGGAATATTCTGGGAAGGGGAACGTGCATTGTATCCCTGAGGCTTTTAATCCATCTATTCACCATCCATATTTACCTGAATTGGAAGCGGCCAGAATGAATATGGTGATTTTTATAGGGCAAAGAGATGATGTTTATTTGGGGCCTGATCTTAAAACAAAAGATGCCTGTACACAGTTTGTTGCAAATAAACTTGGAGATAAGTTTGTTAGGCTTCAGGGGGTTTGGGGGAAGCAATATGGAGCCCATTTGAGAGCCTCTAAGGTTGGATTTGATTTTTCTGTTGGAGAACATCTTGGGACAAGAACATTTGAGGCATTAGCTTCTGGATGTATTTTGTTGACCAATGAGAGAAAGGCAATAAGGGATTTTAAAGCAGATAATCTTGGAGATGCTTCTTTTGCTGATAATATTGTTATGTATCGGAATATGGATGATTTGAAAGGGTCTATTGAAAATCTTCTTAAGCCTAAATTTAAAGCCCATATGGATGAAGAGACATGGAAAAATTTTGTAAGAAATCATAGTTATCAAGCAAGAACATTGGATATGTTGAGGATAGTAGGGGGCGTAGAGGAGAGTGCGCGTGGTACCGACGATTCAACCTATAGAAAAGAAATAGACCATAGGATTGATGCCGCAGAGATACTTAATGGTCGCCACATTGGAGATGACCCTGAAAGACAAACCGCTTTAGAAGAGGAGAGGAAAGTTTTGGATAGAAATAAGATTGAGATTTTTATTATTATACCGACTTTACAGGGTAATGAAGAATATCTTAGACTATGCCTTGAGAGCCTAAGCAAGTCTACTGAATATGATGGGTTTAAATATAAGCTGTTGATAGTAGGGAATATTGAAAACATTGCCTATGATGTCCTTTCGCCATCTATTAGTGTTATAAACTTTTATTTAGGTGAAAATTCATATTTTACTATGAAAGTAAATAGGGCCGTTAAATGGCTTTTGGATAGCGGAAGCCTTGAGAAAGAGGAGGGAATTAATAAATATGTTATTTTTGCGAATGATGATGTTATTGCAAGAAAAGATGCCATTAAAAATATGGTAGATATGATGCAGAAAGATGAGAATGTGGCCGGTATTTGCCCTGTAAGCAATTGTGATCTTGGGTGGAGGTGCGAAGATTTAGATTTTGCTCTATGGGGTAGTAATGCAAATAATAAACTTATTCTTCATCCCGATATGACCATAGAAGAAATTAGGGCTATAGTTCCGGTATCTGGGGACATGTTCAATAATAATATTTATTGGAGAATAACCAATGCGAATATAGACTTTGATGGGTCGTGGCATATGTTGTGCGATAGTGAAGACCTTGATAATTCTTTATTTTTTGATGGATATGATTTATACGAAAGGGTTGTTGAATGGATACCATTTTATTTTGTAATGTTTCCAGGAGAACTTGTTAAAGATACTGGTTTGTTGGATGGCCAATATAGAATTACGCACTCTGATTTAGATTATTGTGAGAGAGCAAAGCAGAAATGGGTTTCTACGCAGGGGCCTATTGAGTTTGGAATATGTCATAGCGCCTTCGTATTTCACTTTGGAGCTAAAGCAAGGCATCTTTTAGAAGACAAGGATTACGATGAATATCATAGAATTTGCGAGGAAGATATTAAAAAATATCATGTAGCGCATATGGGGGATATTCCTGTGATGGATGATGGGGGCGTTCAACCACCTATGGTTTCAGTAGGCGATAAAAAACATAGAGAGGCTATAGATAAAATAGATGTTGGGACGCAAGACAATGAACCCTTTATTCCTATAGGTGAAATGCCAGGGGGAGATGAAGAGGTTAGGGATAAACCTTTTACCTGTTCTCATGTCGCGTATCCCCCTAAGTTGGATTTAACTTTATTAACACAGGGGATGGATGATGTTACTAGCCCAAAGATTAGCTTTGATTCTAATTATTGGATTGGAAGGGCCGAAAAGCATCCTCGTGGCCGTGTCGTTGTATATTCGGGGTTGGCATGTGAGGACTGGTCAAGGAAGTCTATGACGGAGAAGGGGCTTGGGGGGAGTGAGACCTGTCAGATTTACTTGTGTGAGCATTTGGCTAAACTGGGATATGAGGTTTATAATGTGGGTCAGTGCCCTATGGATTGGCATGGGAGGATTGTTAGCGGGGTTGTATGGGTGCGATATGACCAATGGGAAGACTTTAGGAACCTTATGAATAATGTCTATATTGACTTTTTTATTAGCTCAAGAGACCTTGATGTCCTAAAGGCGGTTGCCCCTGTCGGATATATGAAGAAAATTCTTTGGGTGCATGATACGTGGTATGGAGAAATGGAGGTTCCATTTGACCTTATTGATAAGATTGTTCTATTGTCTCCGTGGCATAAGTCGTGGTGGGATCAGTGCTATGGAGATGATATAAAACTAATGCAGAAATATGGGGCTGGATGGCTTAATTATAATATGGTAAGTATTATTTCTGATGGAGTAGATACAAGAGATTTTCCTGAAGTGGATTTAGAGAGAAAAGTAAGTAAATGCGGTGAAGATAAGCCCATTGAACTTGCCTACATTTCTTCTCCTGATCGTGGCTTAGATGTTTTGATTGAGCATATTTTCCCTGAGTTGGTAAAGATGTATGGGCATAATATTTATTTAAAAGTATTTTATGGTTGGGAAAATTTTGATGCTGTTGCAGAGTATAGAAATGATAATGACATGAGGGCTTTTAAGAAGAAGGTTACGGATGCGCTCAATAGTATGGTTGCTTTTGCTGATGGACCCCTTAGGCTTGGGAAAAAGGAGTTTTATCAAGAGTTAGCGAAATGTGATTATTGGATTTATCCAACTTATTTTAACGAAACATTTTGTATTTCTGCCATAGAAGCTATGTTGTGTGGCGTTACACCTATTGTAACTAATTTGGCGGCATTACGCACAACTGTTGGGGAACATGGGTATCTTGTGAGCCCTGAGCCTGGAGGAGTTTATAACTCAGTTGTTCAGGACAACTTTATTAATTTATTTGAGGCGGTAAGAAAGATGGATGATAATAGACTTGAAAAACTTAAGAAGGCTATGGGGTACGCAAAACAATTTGACTGGAGTAATGTCGTTAAAGCATGGGATGAAATGTTGCAACGGATGCGGTGATGAAAATGAATAGGGAAGTTTGACAGGAATGTTCAAGTATCTTTAATTGATGGGAGAAAGATTCGTGAAACCCTTAAGTGCGTTAAATCCTCAGGTTCCAGGATTGCAAGTGGTAGTTAAACCTGAGATACTAATCAATATTAAAAATCGTAATGAATTGATAATTTACATTAATGAGATATTGCAACAAATAGGGGATGGTTTATTGGCGGCTGTAGAGCAGCTATGGACCTATGAAGGGGATGATTCTCAAAATATTATTGTTCCTGGGGCTCCCAAGGTTGCTGATTTTGACAAGATGAAGAAACTCTTGGAAGGGGGGAATGGAGGAGAGGGGAAGGAAGACACAGGTGGGGAGGATGAAGTCAGCCCTGAGGCAACACAGGGCGAATTTGATAAGGGGATTGAAGAAGATGAAGGTTAATGTAAATGGTGAAAAGTATGTTGTAGCCTGGAGATATACTAGGCATTTTCCTCCTTTCTTTAAATTTATTGGGATTACATATTGCTATATTAAGCTTTTCAATTTTAGCGATAAAAAAGGAGATTGGGGAGAAGAGATTGTTGCCTCCGATAGCGCCAAGTGCTCTGTTATGGATCAGTTTTGTAAGGATGTTGGTAGAAAAATTTCCTTAAAAAGAGCCCTTGTCGGTTTTGATAAAAACATTAGAGGTGCTTTTTGGCACGCATATTTGCATAGGAATGAGGAGGAAAAGAGTGAAGTGGCTTAGGTATCTTAAATATATTTTAATCCATAAATGGTACGTGATGTTGATGTGTTTTAGATTTGGCCTTATATGGCGCGGTGTTGTGCATGATTTGTCTAAATTTTATCCTTCAGAGTTCATTCCCTATATTGAACATTTTTATGGTAAGAAAGCAAAAAAGTGGAGAGATAATACTGGCTATTATAAACCTTCTGATACTGGTGATTTAAATTTTGATAGGGCATGGAATTATCATGCTAATAGGAACGATCATCATTGGCAGTTTTGGGCTATCCCTGAATATGATAGTGTTAAAGCTCTTGAGATGCCCGAAAAGTGTGTAAAAGAAATGATATGTGACTGGTGGGGAGCCAATAAAGCACAAGGGCATGGGGGATGGGGAGGCCCTGATGGGGTTAGAGTTTGGTATATGAAAAATGAATATAAGATGGTTTTGCACATTAATAGTAGATTGATGGTGGAGCGCATTCTTAATGAAATTTCTGGGTAAATTGTTACCATTCTAAGAGATAGAGGAGAGTAATGATGGGTATTTTAGAGACAGCTATAAATCTTGTTGTGTGGTTTTTGTGTATGTTATTCTCTATTATATGTGTTATTTATTCTGGTGAGTTTAAGGGACCTAACAGGGTTATACTTTTTGGTATTGCAATTATCCTTGTTTATCTTATGACATTGCGTAAGCCAGGTGGGTAATGAAATTTTTGGGTAAATTGTTACCATTCCAAAAGACAGGGGTAGATATTGCCTTTGAGGCTCTACATGAGACCCGTAAGGCGTTTATCCTATCTGACCAAATGGGCCTAGGTAAAACTTTTTCTGGGATTGCTATAGCTAGTAGGATGGACATTAATCGATGTCTAGTTGTCTGCCCAAACCCGGCAAAGGAAATATGGGCAAGCCATATTGAAAAGCTTACAGATGCTAGCTATTTAATTGTTAATTCAAGGAGCGAATTAAAGAGCAGGGTTAATTTTTTAATAATTGGATATGATAGGTTGCGGATATTAGAAGGTTGTATATCTAATAAATATTTTGAATTATTGATTGCTGATGAATTTCATAGCATAAAAAATCCAGACGCTAAAAGGTCGCAAGCTATTAGATCATTGAATGCTAAGTTTAGGCTTTTCCTGTCTGGAACTCCTGTTTTAAATTATAGGGATGAATTATTTAATGTATTGAATATCGTTGATCCTGTAGAGTTTCCAGGTTATGATAACTTTGTAAGTCGCTTTTGTACTACAGACAGAATAAGGGTTAGATATAGGAAGGGCAGGCGATGGAGGACTCATTTTGTTAAAAAGGTTTGTGGTGGCAAAAATACGAAGGAGTTAGTTGGTTTAATTAGTCCCTTTATGCTTAGGCGTACAAGAAAAGATGTTCTTCCTTTTTTACCTGAAGAACTTTATCAAACCTATTATGTAGACATGAAGGGAAAACAGTTACAGCTTTATAAAAAGGTTGAGAGGTCACTAAGAGACGATATAGATAAGAAGGGGGTTAATACTCAAAATGCAATTGTCCGTTTTACTAAACTTAGGCAGATGTGCCAGATAGTTAAGAGGGATAGTGGAAAATATAGTTCTGTAAAGTTAGATTTCCTAGAAGAGCTTTGTGAAGATATTTTACAGACTAAAGATGATGGGAATATAAATAAAATACTTGTTGTGTCCCCATTTCGAGTCCCAGTTAGACATGCCCGTAAGATGCTAAACGCCTTTAATCCCGTATATGTTGATGGGACTGTTTCTGATGATGATATGGAGAAGGAGAAGAAAAAGTTTCAAGAAGATAAAACATGCCGTGTTTATATTGGAACAATCAGGAAGAATATGCAGGCCATTACCCTTACGGCGGCAACTCATGTTATATATATAGGGTGTGACGTTGTTCCTGCGTATAATGAGCAAGTTAAGGATAGGGCCATAAGGATAGGGCAGAAAAGGTCTGTATTGGTAATAAAAATTCTTTGCAGAGATAGTATCGAGGAGAGGATTGAAGAAATATTAGAGAGAAAGGGGGATGATTTCAACGATCTATTTGGTAAGGGGGGGAATAGGTTTAGTAGAAGCATAAGCTCGATAAGAAAGGTATTGTAATGAAATACGCTGTCAGTGTAAAAGAGAAAAAGCAGCGTTGTCCTCGTAGGCATGAAAGATTATGGGAATTTGGGAAGGGAGGAGGTGTCGTTTATTGGTGTCTTGACTGTGGGGGGATTTCTTTAAAGAATATTCCGAAGGGAACAAGAAGGCTTTGGTTTTATCCTGGCAGCACTAATGATAGATTTGAAAAAGATGTAGAAATATGGAATAAGATTGTGAATATTATTGATGAGATGCACAATAATAGCTGTAGGATTTAAGGGGGAGGGATAGGTTTAGTGGAAGCATAAGCTCAATAAGAAAGGTGTTATAATGTGGTTTTTTAAGAAAAGGCATGGAATGTGTTGTGTTTGCGGTAAATTGGTTCACGCTGGATTTGATGGAGACGTGGGGTGGGTTGACCATTATTTAACGGATCGCTATATTCATTTTTTATGCCGGGAAAGGCATAGTCCTAATGATAGACGGAAAGAAGGTACGAGCACAAGGCGTCTTAAGGTTCGTCGCAAGGAAGATAGAAATAATTTGCCCCCTGATAGTGTTAATATTTTAAAAATTCAGCTTGATTGTTTAGGGGCATTGGGGGTAGAGAAGTGGCTTATAAATGATGCTTTGAAGATGGCTCGGGAACGATGTGAGCAGATGAAGACCCCAAAGGGATTTACGGGAATGATTGGGATAACGGGGATGGCGGAGAATTATATACGCGACAATGGCCTTAACAGTAAAGGAGATAAATAATGGATAAAGTAGGGGTGGGAGGGTTGGCTGATGCTGTTAAGATTAATTCTTTTGTTGTGAAAGAAGAAGTAATTGCTCAAAAAATGGGGTCACAGGGTCAGTGGGGGGTTAAAGTAGTGCCTCTTCAACCAGAGAAATTATATGGGCATCCAAGATTTTATGAAATCTTAGGAGAACTAAAGAAATTACATAATGATAAAAACCATGATTATGCCGGTGATGATCCTCTTTCTAATTTTGAGGTTTGCTTAGACGAGCTTGATGTTCCAGAATGGATAGGGGTTCTTATAAGGACCGGAGATAAAAGAAGGAGAATATCTAATTATGCAAAGCAAGCCTTAAAAGCTGAAATCTTAGGGAAAGCCGATGTAGAGAAATATCTTCATGTAGCAGACGAGAGCATTATTCAGACAATGAAGGATTTGGCTGTATACTATATATTGATGGTAATTCTCTTTGAAGAAGCGGTTTCTGCGCGTGAAAAGGACTGTGTTAAGGAGGAATAGGATGGCAGGGAAGGCCCCTAACGGCTTGTACAGACAGTTTTCGTTGAAGGAGGCTATCCATGACAGGGTGATGGCCTTGAAACGCGGCAAAGAGGGAATGTTTAATTGGAAGAGGAAAATGTCTGTGGCCAATATTCCAAGAGAATTTTGGCCTATTAATTTAAATAATTTTCAGGGAGATGAGTTAGCAAGAGAATACGTAGAAGTCTATTGTGGAAGATTGGATGAAGTATTAAAAAGAGGAATTGGATTTTGTTTTATGGGGAAACATGGCGTAGGTAAAACTTCGTTGCAGATGATTATCCTTAAGAGGGCATTAGAAAAGGGGTATAGTTGTTTTTACTTAACATTGGCTGAACTTTTTAGACAAATATATATGGGGTTTAATTATCCTGAACTTCTTGTAGAGTTACAACGTCTTTTAACAAATACTCAATTTCTTGCAATAGGGGAGATAGGGAGAGATTATCATAGGAAAGATAGTAAACAGTTTATGTTGTCTGAGTTTGATTTTATTTTTAGAAAGCGGCGTTCTTTATGTTTGCCTACGTCTATTGATACGAATATGACAGAAGAAGAAATGGAAGATACTTATGGAGAGGCATTAATATCTCTATTTTCTTCGGTATTAAAGGTGACAACGGTAGAGGGGGAAGATTTTAGGATAAAAATACAAAGGAAGCAGGTAAATGAATTTTTTGGGGAAGATGAATGTGGGTTGCCAATTAAAGAAGGGGAAGCGGAATGAAGTTGTTTGATAAGATTTACGATATACATAGGGGTGTTGTGCGTGCTCGTGAAATTTGTAGGGAAAAGAGTTCAATTTTAGAGGATAAACTTAAAAGGGATAGTATTGAGTTTGAGAAGTTTTCATCCGATTCATGCTTTAAAATATTTACTATTGAGAGAAATATTGTCGCAAAAATAGAGGAAAGCGATTTTGGTAAATTGGTAATTGTTTTTAGAGAACCTGGGGGTAATAATACTAAATTATTTACGCTCTCTATCCAAGAGGCTCACGCTGTTTGTAATTGGCTCAATAAACTATTCAATAAAGAAGAAGGAGAAGATGAGTGAAAGACAGAATTCTGCTTGAGAGGAAGTGTCTGTATCTATTTTTGATAGATAGGCAGTTTTTTCTTCAGGTCGGGAGAAGATTTTCTGAAGATTCATTCTCTGAGTCAGCACACAAGTTTATATTTAAATGTTTGCAAATATTTAGAGGAAAATTAACGTATGATACTTTTTCAATAGAATTGCGAAAAAAGAAACCTAAGGATACGGTTATTATTAAATACCTTGATATTTTTAATGTTATTCAAGGATGTAAAGTTTCTAAGAATGAGAGAGATTATGTCGTAGATGAATTGTTGTTAAGAATAGGTGCGGACGAAACGGCCAAGATAATGAAAGGGTATCTTGACCTTGTAGACAAGGGAGAATATAGAGAGGCTGAGAATCTTTTTCATAGGCGCGCAAGGGTTTTACGTCAACAGTCTATGTTTTTGCCAGTTGATAAAGGAGAGGTTACTGAAGACTTTAAAGGTAGGTTAAAGGGGGTATTAGAAAAAAAGAAAGATGTCAATATAAGGTACGGGGTATTGACAGGGATTAAAAATATAGATAAATACAGTGGGGGTTTGTATCCTGGAGAAGTCGGAACGATATTTGGTCTAACGAGCGTGGGGAAGTCCGTCCTGGCAATGCAGTTTGCTCATTATGCGAGGGTAAGAGGGAAAAAGGTTTTATTTATAAGCCTTGAAATGCCGAAAAATCAGGTTCAATTACGGTATGATAGTATGGTTTCTGGGTTGGACTATAAGGATAAGTTAAAGTTTGGTCAAGTTACTAAAAAGGATATTCAGAAATGGGTTAAAAGCCTTCGTACAACGGGACAGATGAACGGAAAACTTTTTGTTGTTGGCGTTCCTCCCCTTGGATTTACTCCCGAGAATGTAGTTGACATCTTGGAGGAATATGAAGAGTTAGATCATTATTTTGACCTATTGGTTGTTGATTATATTAATTTAATGGATAGCGGGTCTAAAGGGGGAAATGGCGGGAATTGGCTTGATTTAGCGCGTATAATGAGAATAATGAAAGGGGTAGCGATAGAGAAGAAATTGGCTGTTTGGCTTGTGGCACAACAGAGGGACAAGAGAGATAAGGAAGATGACTATGAGCCCGACAGTTATGACATAGGATATTCTAAGACAATTGCTCAAGTTAGCGATATGATGGTAGTATTATTTAAGACAGGGCAAGATGTTGAAGAAGACCTATTGTCTGTAAAGATAGCTAAAATGCGAGATGGGCAGACGAATATAACATTCCGTGTGAAACCAGAATTTAAGCATATGAGAATACGAAGTATTTAGGGGAGTAAAAATGGATTGTATGACGCCTGAAGAAAATAAGGTTTTATCTTCTGGTGTGGGGCGAGCAACTTATTGCACCCTAAGTCCGCATGAATGGACGTGGACCGATGAACAGGCGCTTGAAATGGCGAGAGCATTAATGTTGCTTGGAAGAAAAGCTGGACAACTTGAGGGTATGAATAAGAAGCTTAAAGAGAAGAATGATAGTTTATCTAAAAGATTTTCTTCTTCTATCGTTTGTCTTTGTGGATCAACTCGCTTTATGGAGGAATTCTTTGATGTTGGTTGGCAATTAACTTTGGGCGGGGACATTGTTCTATCTGTTGGGGTCTGTAAGCACGCTGACGATCATGGAGGGGAAGCACTCGGGCAGGACGTTGTTGAGCGCCTCGATGAACTCCACAAGCGTAAGATTGACCTGTGTGATTGGGTGATGGTGCTTAATGTGGATGGTTATATTGGAGAAAGCACAAGTTCTGAGATTGAATACGCACGGAAACATGGGAAGCCTATTAAATACTTGTGTCCAGAATTTGTGAAATAAAATGTGGGCCAGTGGCGGAACGGCAGACGCAAGGGACTTAAAATCCCTCGTTATTAAATAACATATGGGTTCGACTCCCATCTGGCCCACCATTTATATATAAGGGGATGTAACTCAATCGGCAGAGTAACGCCCTTTTAAGGCGTGAGTTCGGGGTTCGAGTCCCCGCGTCCCCACCATTTATGGGATCGTAGCTCAGTTTGGACAGAGCATTCGCCTTATAAGCGAAAGGCCATTTTGGTTCACGTTGGTTCAAATCCAACCGGTCCCACCAATATAGCTTGGGGAATATTTAAGTGAGTATTTCTATTAAAATAGATGAAAAGTTTCTTAAGTGTAAAAGTGTAGATGTTCGTGATGTTCTTAGAAAGGTTAATGTTGATATTGCAAGTGAAACAGATAAGGATTATATAGTTCGTTGCATCAATTCAGCCCACAAAGATAGACATCCTTCCCTTCGCATATGTAAGGTATCTGGATTATTTCATTGTTATCCCTGTGGGACAGGGGGGGACATTGTTAAATTTGTTTCTATTCTAATGGGGATAAATAGAGAAGAATCTTTTGAATATATTTTTGGCGAAAGTTATTCTATGGGAGAGATAGAAATGTTAAAATCAAGATTGAATTCTGTAAAGGAGGATTTAATTGAGGTGCCAAAATTACAAGAATATAAGATTCCTAAGGCTGCTGTTTTAGCGGACACAAGAGGATATGGATACCACCACAATATAATGAAACTATTTTTTGCCTATTTGAAAGGGAGAGGTATATCGACTAAAACGATAACAGCTTTTAATGTTATGGGAGTTAAAGATATTAAGGGGGCTCTTTTTATTCTTTTTCCTGTAGTTGTTGGAGGAAAGTGTATAGGGACGGTTAAAAGGTCTATTAAAGGAAAAGTATTCCTGAACAGTAAAAGGTTTCCTATGAAATATGTTTTATATAATGTTGATAGAGTTAAAAGTGGGAAACCTGTTGTGTTGACAGAGAGCATATTTAATGTTTTAAGGACATATCAGGCTGGCTATACTGCCGTAGGAATATTAGGATCAGTATGGAATGAGTATAAATGCTCATTGCTCATTAGAAGGAAGCCAAGTAGATTTATATTCTTTTATGATAGAGACTCTGCCGGTATCCAGCTATTTCATAAGGCCGCAAAAGATTTGTTGAGCTTTGGTTCAGTGAGTGTTGTTTCTTGGGACCATATGTCTAAGGTTAGGGCTAATGGTAAGAAGATTAATGATGCGGCTGATTTAACAGAGAAGGAAGTAAAGATGATGATATTAAATGCGAAGACAGTTAATAGATATGAAGAGTGGGATAGTTTAAGAGAGAGGTTGGTGAGGTGAAGAAAATAGTAAAGTTTGAATCTAATGAAGTCCCGTATGTGCCTCTTTATACGATGAGTGTATTTGATCGTGCAGGAAGGTTAGCTCGTTTGAATAGGCTTATGTTTGTTTTATTTGATAAACTTAGAATTCTTGGAGTGTGGCAATTTATTAAATATAAAATAATGCCTCGTTGGATTAGAAAGGAATTTATTGGAGTGCCTGGTTTATTTTTAGGGGATAGTCTTTTACTTGGGGTTGTGCAAGCTACAATAAAATACAATAATGCAATGACATATAATAGGAAATTTTTTACCGATATGGGGATTAGGGGGAACTATTCGTGAACAAATTAAAACACGATAGAACGATATAGGGTGGTCTACCGTTAGGGGGGGCCATTTTGAACTGCTAAAGAGATATATAATAATGATACCCGGTATGCGGTATCTTGGGCTCCTAGCAAGTTTTATTCCATTATATCAAAAATATAAAATAAAATGGTTTTATCTTTGGCATAAGATTTGCTCCCATTATATTCTTAATTATTCTTTGGAATTACCTTGACTATGCTCTGTGCATATGGTATGCTTTACATGTGGGTTTAGAGTCCATTGTCTAAGGGAATTTCAGATATGCAAACCTTGAGTCACGAAAATGGGAGTATCTCTGTCTATCGTGGACCTTGGCAAATCATGGTTGCCGTCAAACATTGTCTCTGTTCTGATGGGAGAAAAAGAAGAGTCAGGATTACTGCGGTCCCTGATACGTTTTTTACTGTGTCCGGTTCTGTCCAGGTCAAAGGGAAAACGGTATCTGGATTCGTCACTACCTCTGCCACATGGAGTGGCGCCAAAGAAGGTCTTATATTTGTATCAAAAAGATATGGGAAAAATGCGAGTCTATTGCCGGAATAGATGCAGCCTGGGAAGAATTCAAGGCAAGCTTAGAGTCTTAGAGTATGAAGGAGCTTGAAAATGAGATATTACTACGCTGCCCAGAGTCCGAAAGGGTCTCGTAATGAGGTAAACGTACATCGGTTCAACTTGCGCGCATCCCGTGACGCTTGGGTCTCGGAGCATCGGTCCGACGGTGGCGTCAACAGTGTCACGCGGGGTGCGTACGTCCTGACCGCTGTTTCTGCGTGTCGCAAGCTTGCGACCGTAAGCATGAATGTAACTACCTCTCTCGTGGATCACGACGGGCTAGGAGAGCGTCCGATCTAAAGACCTAAATTATGGATGGGAAGCAAGGCAACCTTAGAGTCTTAGAGTATAAAGGAGTCCAGAGTGTACACAGTCAAAGATTGCGCCGGAAGTGTTTCTTGTCTAAATCGGAGGGAATTGCGGGCTGTCTTGAGATATGAAGGTCTCACGCGCAAGGCCTTATTCTTTGTGCTGAAGGCACTAGACTTTTACCGTGTCGTCGTGAATGTTGGGGCGTTGTCTGTCTCTAGGGTTTAGTTGAGAGTCCTAAAAGGGAGAGTCCGGTAATGAAAAAACCGAAAGTGATCCATGTTAGTGGGCGTCGGTGGTTTGATAAGGCAAGCGGCAACACGTACCATACGTGCAGAATTTGGGCAGATGTAGACTGCGTCTATGTCTCGGGTATCACATGTGGATGCGGTAGTCAATATAAGGCTACCGCCGAAAGCTGGTTATACGAGAATGGATATCTGGAGGATATAGGAAAGAAAGGCATTACATTTGTAAGCGACGTTTCTGATGTTGGACGGCTTAAAGACCTTTGGGGACAACAGCAGAATTGAGGAATCTTTGTGTTGGGCATTGGAAAGTTTAGAGTCTTAGGGAGAGTTTGCAATGGTATCTCAAGCAGACAACGTGCAAGGTATCGCCGATAAGTTTGTCGGCAATTGGAAAAAATTTGATTCGTTTAGTTGGTCGGGTATGCCCGATTGTGCCGATGAATGCGGCATATATTACGTGGGTACGCGCGATTCTGGTTTGCTAGAGGAAAGTAATTCTCAAGCGATTCAAGCGTCTCTAGAGCAGCACATGGGAGACATAGATGAAGGTGGCGATATACGAATTGAAACACATAGTCATTATGCGTTTGGGTGGATAGAGGGATTGACTATCCGCGTATATCGTTGTGGCGTTTTTACGAAAGGATTTTTAGCGTTTGTTGAATTGTTGACGGCGCTAGAATCCTATCCCATCCTAGATGAACAGGATTGGTCCAGGCGCGAATATGAAGCCACCCTTGAGAGCATATCAGAGGTAGGCGGGAGCTTTGTATCTGATGATGTGTCTGAGGGCTGGCAAGGGGCAGTTTTTTCAGCTTTGGACGATAGACAAGTTGAGTCTAGAGACGGCAACGGTGGATACCCTGAAGAATCCGCCGTCAGACAGGCGCTAGGGGGACTAGGCTACTTGGACAGGGGATATGTTATCGAAGATATTGAGTCAAGCCTTGATTTATTTGGTCTTTGGCTAGATACATTCCCTGACGATATTGCCGATATCGTGCTTGACAGGTTGACCAAGGGGAATAAAGAGGTTATCGGGCAAGGTAGGTTGCCGGGCATGGAAAGTGTTGACCTGGCAGACTATGGCGTCTCTGACCTTTACCTTGGGGACAACAGCAGAATTGAAAAGTCTTTGTGTTGGGCATTGAAAGGTCTAAAGTCTTAGGGAGAGTCTGTAATGCGAAAACCGAAAGTGATCCACGTTAGTGGGCGTCGGTGGTTCGGGAAAACTAATGGCAACACGTACCATACGTGCAGAATTTGGGTAGACGGAAAATTGGTTTATGTTTCAGGTCTCACATACGGGTACAGAGACCAGTATGAGGCTACGGCTGAAAGGTGGCTATATGAAAATGGATACCTGAAGGGGATAGAATCATATTCTAACGGGGGCCGGGAATCCCTGTATTACTATTGCGAAAAGAAAGGCATCAAACTTGTGAGCGACGTCTCAGACGTTTGTCGGCGTAAAGACCTGTAGGGGATATGCCAAGGTCTGTGTTTATTTAGAGGGTCCGCATCCGAATCGCGTTATCTGGGATGCGATAGGGATTGTTGAGGGTGGCGTCTTGGTAGAGATTTTTAGATAGTTTTCTTAAGGGGATAAGCCAGGATGAGAGTAAAAAAGCCTGTGTTGAAAAATCTTAGGATGAAACATAAAGAGATATTGGAAATGGTTGAGCAGGCTAGATTCAATCTGAGACTTTGGATCGAATTTAGCGAAGATGCAATGTACGAAAAAGGGATAGGCTTTGATTGTTTGTTGGCTGTGGAAAATCTTCTCAATAAAGCTCTTAGATAGTTTTCTTAAGGAGATATGCCAGGATGAGAAGAAACGAGCATTCAGTTAAATCAAGTGACCGGGTTGAGTTAGGAGAGTACATTTGCTCAATATATCCGCTTGTTGGCGTAACCGTTGACGGCAGAGTAATACGCGATTCAAGCAATGTTCCGAATGTCGATTCAATTGCTGCGTCTGTGCTCTATTATGACGTGCTCCCTGGACTTAGGGAAGTTCGCATGGTTGATTTTGAATTGACCGGGAAGCACTATTCTGTCAAGGGGAATAATCGGATTCGTGCGCTTCAAGGGGCGATTGCCGAAAGCAATGAGATTGCGCCGCTTATCGTTGTCGTTGATGAGGGGGGACCTTATATCCTGGAGGGGGCGACGCGGGCAGATGCGTTGTATAATCTTGGCGCGAAGTCGTTTCCGGCTCTGGTGGTAATAGACGTGGAAAGTCCTTGAATAATTTTCCTTGACTTCTCGTGGTTTTGTGATATGTTTGTATAGTGAGGTCTTGAAAGTCTTTTTTCATGGAGCAGAAAAATGGAAGTGAAGTATCCGAATGTGAAGGTTTCATTGGTTGGGAAAAGCGGAGAGGCTTTTGCAATTCTTGGGGCTGTTGAAGAGGCAATGCGAAGGGCTGGTGTCAACAAAGCAGATAGAGACCGGTACATGGATGAGGCTACGGCTGGTGATTATGATGCGCTTTTGCAAACGACTATGAAGTGGGTTGAAGTCGAATAGTTTTCTAATGAATTTTTCTTGTCTTTTTTTTCATGGAGCAGAAAAATGGCGTATCTAGAGAGAATCCCTGTTGGCGATTTTCCGGCAATCGTTAATATGTTAGGGGAAAAAGGGTCTAAAAAATTGGGCTACAACACGTATCTGGAGTGGAGGAAAGGAGCGCATTCAAAGGGCTGTATCGGGATTAGGTACAATAGCACTTTCGTTGTAACCTATTATCACGATGGGAAAATTGAGCTTAATAGTGGCGGCTGGAAAACGCGAACAACTAAACAACGGATTGTTCATGGGTTGCCTGGAGGGTGGAGTTTGAGTCAGAGGGATTCTGTGTGGTATCTGTCTAATGGTAGCGTTGATTGGCAGTTCGCAGACGGTATTATCATTGTGCCCGATGGGACCGTTGTAAGTGGCGCTAATCGTACGCTAAGAGAGATTTTTGCGCTAAAGAAGAAAATTTTAGAGTACTGCAAGGATTATATCGAAAAGCTTTTCAACGGGCATGTTCCGGCCCCTAGTCGTGCGGATTGTTGGTATTGTTTTTTGAGTACGCGAGAGGGTGTCCCGGTAGGAGAGGCTACCGGTAACATAGATCACCTTGAGAGTCACTTTGAAAGGAGATACTACGTTCCCAGTCTGCTGACTCGTGCCATTGCAGTAATCCCCGTGTCTAGGCTCGCAATGTCGGTTCTGGGGACATTCTGGGGGGGGAATTGGGCTGAGAGGCAAAAAAGGCAGGCTCTTAATTCTGGGTGGAGCAAGGGGATTGCTAAGGAGCAGCTATGTAAAAGCCTCTACAGGTATCTAACGCGGCAATTCGGTTTTGCCAGCTAAGGGGCGGCTTTTTAATGGGGCTATAGAAAGATAAATCTAAAGGAGAAGTCTAATGGGTTTCAAAGTATTCATTTGTTCGGTGTGTGGCAAAGAAGTTTCTAGAAAAAAATCATATGCACTTCCCGATGGGACTCGGGCTTGTCGCGAGCACGAGGTTGCACAGTCGGGACGGCAAGAACTTCAAAAAAGGGAAATTGCCAAGAAGGCGGCTGAACAGACGAAACGAAGGAAAATAAAGGAACGCGGGGAATTTTTTGGTGAGCCTTTTTGGGGTATGAACCATTGTTGGACCTGTGGGGCTGAGGGAACTCCTCCGAACGAAATAAAAGACCGTATGATGATTGCGTGGGAGAAGGTGCGTCTGAAGGCAGAGTCGGACCCGTTCGCCGCTCCTATCAATTTTCTATCTCCCAATTTTTTTATTGCGCTGAGGAAAGAATCGGGGATAGAAAATCCTCTTATACAATTCGTAGTGTCTCCCGAGAGGATGGGAGAAATTCTCAATCGTACTAAGCACTCTCAGAGACAGGCAGTTGAATTTGTCGGGATTACGCAGATATGTCCGAAGTGCGCCAAGGAACTAGGAATGGAGCCACCCTCCATTCCCGAAATAAACATAGAGAATTTGTCTACAATGAGCGCTATCTATGATGTAATGGTTAGGCCAGCGGTGGAAGATCGGGCACGGGCTGAAATTAGGGAAGAGGTCGCTAGAAACTGAAATTAAGGGGATTGTTTACATATGTTTTATTTGTCTAAAAAGGAGTCTTTGAAATGTTGAACGTGGAAGTATGCGGTAGAGAAAAGACGTTGGCTCAGTTGAAACTAATCCCTGTAGATCGTCCTGAGAGGGCGTCGGACCGGGGGCACGGTGTCTCACACCACGAACTAGCCACGGGGCTGCTAGGCGAGTTCCAGGACAGGGAAATTGACGTTGTGGGGCATAGGTGGGCGACCGATAAGACAAATCAGGTTTTAGTGGGGGCTATTGAGGTAAAATTTCCCGAAGAATTCGACGTTCCTGAGATCGCTGGCATGGGATATTGTCTGGGCGTACGTCATTCAAATGATTTGAGGTATGCGCTCGTGGGGGCCGTTGGCGCAAGAGTTTTTGCTTGTTCTAATGGCGTTATCACGGGGCAATTCGTTATGTCTCGGAGGCATACGAAAAACATTGACCTTGATGAGCAGATTTATAACGGGATTACACGTTTCATCAGAGAGGCCAGAGGCGTTAGTTTCTTTGTGGATACTCTCCAGGAGAGAAAATTGTCTGATTCGGATAGTGATAGGATTCTCATGGAGGCAGGCCGGCAAAGGCTCATCCCGTGGAGTCGAATTGGGCGGATCGATAGAGAGTATCACAATCCGTCTTGTGAGGAGTTTGAGCCCGGGAATGCCTGGGGGCTGTATAACGCTTTTACGCGATACGTCCAGCTATCCCCTCCACACGATCAGATGAGAGCGATTGCGGGATTTAGGCCGGTTATTCTTGGAGAGAAGCCAGAAACATATCTTGGAAATTAAGGGAGAAAGAAATGAGTGGAACCGTAGAGAAATTGTCGGATGAAGACTTTGCAGAAAGGGTTAAACAAATGGTCTTAGACATTGATCCTAATGAGATCAACCCAGAGGAATTGGATAGCTTTCTTGGGTCTTTATGGGTCACTTTTGGTCTTGATGTCTTTTTTGAAGATGGTTCCTGGCGTATCCATAAGTAGGGAGAAATGAAATGGAGCCTCGTTGTCCAGTAGTGAAGAATGGAGATGGGTTTTGTATGGGGAGTAGATGCCGATGGTGGATGAAAGAAGAAAAGGAGTGTGCTATTTCGTTGATAGCAAAGCGGGCTATTGATGCTGGGATCACGGCGGCGGTGGTGCAAGCGGAGAAAGGGGTGTGTACGCGTTGTTGGGGGACTGGATGGTTGCATGATTTGTCTAATAAGCCAACCAATGTGCGGTGTCCTAATGGATGTTCTAAGCCTGATCTTTCAGAAGAGAAGTGTGGGATTTGTGGACGTGGGTTAGTAGACGGTCAGTGTCCAGATGATACAGGATTTCCTGAGCCCCCAGAAGAATTAAAATCTTTTATTGTTGGAAAGGACTATGTCAATACATCTTATGTTAGGGTGATGGCGAAAAATGAGGGGGAAGCAAAACAGAAAGCGGAGGGTGGCGGGCCTCTTGTGATTGGGATACAGGATCAATTTAAGTGTTGGTTGGATTGTGACCAGTGGAGCGTCCAAGAGGACAAATAAGCAAGGAGAATGCTGTGAAAGTTGTCGTTAAACAGCCTGAAGGGGTTAAGTTGGTTAAGAACGTCTCGTGGCGCTATATTACTCCTGAGATTTTGTATGTCTCGATAAGCGTTACAGAGAAATGGCCTTCTTATGGTTGGGGTGGCGGTATCACCGATAAAGGGGAGTCCTATGGTGGTGTTTATCTTTATGCGGGGGGTGATGAAGCCATTAGGACTTTTACTGCTAAGACAGTTGAGGTAGGTTTTATCCCGGAGAATGATAGGGAGAAGACTATCCTTGGGGGGGTAAAAGCTACTCTTGAGCCGTATTATGGCGTTCATTATCTCATAATGACAAATGAATGCCTCTCAGCCGCTTTGAAGAAGCAGTCGGGGGGTTCCCTTAATCTTGAGGTCAATGAGTAGGGGTATTATTTTTCCTATTTTAAGCGAGGAGAAAGAAATGTCTGAATATGAGTACCCTTACCCTATAACGTCAGATACTCCGATGGGGAAGCTTATTGATCGGATAGGTGATTCGCTTGCGAGCAAAGGCCAGCAACTGTGTTGGTTCCGCTCAGGCCGGAGCACTAACCGTGCGAATGTGACCGTGAATGCCGGGATTTTTCCATTGGGTATTAGAACGTCTGTACATGGGAAAGATTGCATTCATCATCTTGTTTCGTGGGACTGGACTCCGCATGTTGGTAAAACGGAAAGGAGTGCTCAGTATAAAGACCTAAACTATGAATGGGGCAATTATATTAGTGAATAGGAATGAAATGTGTCTTAAGGCTACCCTGGGAACTAAGGAGAGTGCTGTGAAAGTTGTTGTTAAACAGCAGAACAGGGAAGGACGGTGACGGGATGACTCACCTGTACAAAACGACGTATCATCGGGATGGAAGCGTGACGCTGTGGAACGTCTACACACAGGATTGGGAGCGGACCTCGTCCCCATCGGATAGGGTCCTGTCCTCGCTCGATGCAGACGAGCGGCGTCGCGTGACACGACACACTGAGAGCTTGGTTCATAACACACCCGAATGACATTTAACGCCCGCGAGGGCAAAGGAGGATGACGCTGTGAGTGTCTGTGACGACATCTGCGAGCTGATAGACGATGGCGTGCCGCTCGATGATATCCTCGTTAATGACGGCGACGATACGCTGGGCGATGACTGCGCTATCACTCAGGCAGCGCTTGATGAACTTATCCGGGAGTGGGAATCGTCTGGTAGAGATTGCTCCGGCGTTGATCTCTCAAGCGCTCGGGCCTGGCTCACACGTCGAGGGCTTGATCCCGACAAACCAATGTCTTGGGCCGGTGAGGGAGGCTGAAGTAGTTTCATGGTAGTTGAACAATTCAGTGGAACAATTCAGTGTAACAATTCAGTGGAGCGATATAATGACATTTGAACAAGTTTTAGCGGCAACGATGCCGACTATAAGAAAATGTAGCTTTGTTATGCCAGGGAACAGGGATGATAATGACGCTGATTTACAGGCGTTGTGCTGGGTTGCTTGGAAGAGGTGCCCAGTTAATGATGAATTTAAGAGGTATTTTTATAAATGCGTAAGGTCTAAATTTAGTAGGTTCAAAAGATTTACTCTTCCAACGGTTGACCCCGCAGAATTTTGTGAGTGTGTTGGGAAAAGTCTTTTATCATATGAGCATTTTTTTGATAAGGTCCGGGAAATCCTGCCCCCACTTCCCTCTCCTATTACTCGATTATTTTCATTATATGAAAGTCCTCCGCATGAATTGGCCTGTGATCCTAAGTGGTCTTCGTGGAAGATCGCGCAGCACCTGGGGATTAGTGAACAGTATGTTAGGAGGTTAAAGGCAAGGCTTTATGACGTTGTTATTGCTTTAATAAAAAGGGAAATAGGATGAAGTCTTCTAAAAAAACAAATTGGAGTCTTAAGGACTGGGTTAAGTTTGTTCTTGACAAGCCTATTAAGGTAAGACGAAAAAATATAGTCAGAGTGATTAGTATAGTAAGGCGGCTATACCTATATTCTGTGTGGAAGAAAGAATCTGTCCGGAAGGAGATATATGGATTTGTGTGTCTTGATCCTATGAGCCAGTCGTCTGGGGAGAAGAACCAATATCTGTTTGGTGCCCCCATTAAGGGGACGGTCCCAGAGCGGATAGCTCACCCTGGTTACGCTAGGGCTAAGTTGACTGTTTATCACGGAGGAATGGAGCCTGGGGCCTGGAAACTTAGAAAGGGGTAGTTCCCATGGGGCGTATTTCAATGTTGACACTTGATGATGTAAGAAATAAAGATGGTGGCGGGTTTTATAAGTTCGTTAAAATGAATGAGGGATCGTTTCGTTTTTTCGATGTTACTAATTCTCCCCGGAGGAATCATGCGTCTTTACTTTTAGAGGGTGAGACCAAAGATGATGTGTCGTCGGCGGGCTCCATATGCACGTATGGTTCTCCCACTAAAGGGTCATGGAGAATGAAGGATTTTGGGTCTTTGACATTAATGGTTGGGGGCTCTTACGGTGTCGAAGATGAATTGAGGGCATTGCTTTTGCCTAGAGCATGGAAAACTTAGAAAGGGGTAGCATTTATGTAATGTTGAGGCTTTAGTATGGTGTGTTGGGAAATACATTTGTAAAAGGAGATATCGGATGGCGAAGGAAAATGAAATGGAAGAGGCTTTGAGTGGCCTGGAGGATTTGGATGACATTTTTGAGGAGGAGGATGGAGGCGAATCTGGAGATGAGCTTGTTGACGAGGAAGGGCTTGACGATTCTGACCCTGATGAGGAGGGTGAAGAGGAGGTGGTTGATGAGGTAGATGAGGTAGAAGATACGGGTTCTGATGATATTGACAATCTTTTTGGGGCCGATGAGGAAGAGGAATCTGAAGGGGTATCTGACGAGGAATTGGGAGGTGATGTATTGTTTGAAGCTGAGGTTTCTGAGCCAGCGTCCAAAGAGGAGCCTGAGAAGGGCACAGATAAAGCGGTTGAACCTAGGCGGGGTCGTGGTCGTCCGAAGGGAAGCAAAAATAAGGCCACTAAGGCTACCGAGACCGCTAAGAGTGCTAAGACTACTGAGGCTGCTGAGACAACTAAGGCTGCTAAGGCTGCCGAGACCACTGAGGCCGTTGAGTCCGTTGAGGCCGCTAAGGCTACGGGTAAGGTGCAAAAGGGGTCTCAGGAGGCAAAGGACCGTATGGCTAAAGCCCGTGAAGCTCGAAAATCGCCTGGACGTACGGGTTACCCAAGGCTCGTTGTTGGTAGCGTAAGGACGGTTATCCCTGCTACATTTAAGGAACTTTATTCGCTTTGCGCGACTAAGATTCCTGGTGTTGAGATTCTTCACAAGAAAACCCGGTCTGTTATGCGCGTTAATGGTCATCCATTCGCAACATTCGTTATGGATGGGATGGGGGTCGCAAATTGCACGGTCTACCTGAATAAGTCCGCGAACACCAAGTTTGATGATCCCAATGGGCTCCTTGGGGATGCTGCTGACCTGAGTGTTGCCGGGGTCGGTTATAAGATTTCCGTTACAGTGCCGACTCAGATTGCAGCCCTGAAGCTGATCGCGCAGCATTTTAAGGTCGTTAGAGCTACGTAACGAGCTTTTCCATTGTGGTGTTTGTTCTTTGACATTGTAGGCGACAGGGTAACTATAAAATGTTACTCGTTTACGGAGAACCGTATGGAGGATGGGGATGTATTGAGCATCCCTCCTCTCGTGGTTGAGGCTAAAAAACCCTTTCCTGTCGCTCATTTTACTCCCCGGAGATAATGATGAGTAAAAAGAATTGTGAGGATGGAATTATTGTTAGTAGGGGAGAAGGAGTCCCATTGCCGTTGCTGGGAACGCGAGTAAGACTTTTTGGGCGAGTATTAGAGGTTTATAGGGCTGAAGCACCTGGCTATATTCCTCTAAGAAAACCCATTAAGACTCGTATCGTTTTGATTGAGAGATAAGCTTCTTTTGTTCTTTGACATTCCTTTGGCTGAAGCCGGTGTGGGACAGTGGAGAGCAGCAGGCTACTGCGGATAATCCACGGGAAACGGTTAATTATCGCTCGTCTCTAGGTTCCGGTTGAGTGTGTCTACCCCCAACACTATTCTACGTTGAGGGAATTCTACTCAAACCTTGCAACGAGGCTACCAGGTTAGAATCCTGGCCCACACTGTTTTTATTTTGATGATAATTAGGAGATGCGCAATGTCTCGATTAGCACTGGAAATAGGACGGTATAAGACGCTGGTTTTTGGAAGCGTGTTGGAGCAGAGCGAGGATTTGCGCCGTGGGAAGACGCAGACGCACAAGGATATTTGGGATTCTCCAAGTTTTTCCATTAAGGCTTGTGGTTCTCCTGAACTCACCCTTAATATCCTTCACATTCGGGGTTCGCTGCTTGATCGTGACTCCGATATGTTTTTATGCAACTGTAATAGTGTTGGTGCTGCGGTTGCGCTTATCAATAACATTCAGATAGGTGTGCATGAGATTAACAAGGTGGGGTATCCTGATAAAGATCACGCCGTGGAAATGCGCACAATTGAATAGGAGGTGAGTGATGGAAGGTCCTCTCGTGTCGCTCGTGCTTTTATCGTGGCTGTCCGGAGTGGCAACTATGGCCATCGTCAAATCTGTTGAAAATAAGGACGCAGTAGTCTCCGTATATTTGACGCTTGCTACTGTTGCGCTGCTTGTCTTTGCTGTCCTTATTGCCGTATTCATTGAGAAAAGAGTCCTCGGATGCTGACATGGATGCGTTTAGTTTGTAGCCTGGGATTAAACAGGAAATGCACATAGTTGAATAAAAGGTCTTATTATGCCTTTTGTTTCTCTCCATAATCACACAGAGTATTCAATTTTAGACGGTATTGGGTCTCCCCTTGAATGGGCGGAAGGGGCTAAGGCCAAGGGGATGCCTGCAATTGCCATTACAGATCATGGGAATATGTCTGGTGTAATGAAATTCTATTTAGCTTGTAAGGATGTTGGCGTTAAGCCGATAATAGGTTGCGAAGTATATATCGTAAGGGATGTGGAGGAAAAGACGCGAACAAGGGGGCATTTAGTTCTTTTAGCTAAGAACTATAAGGGGTATTTAAACCTATTAAAGCTAGTTAGCGAAAGTTCTCTTCGTGGTTTTTACTATAAGCCACGAGTTGATTTTTCTATGTTATTAAAATACAGCAAGGGACTTATTGGTTTATCTGCCTGCGTCCAGGGGCAAATCCCATTAGCTATTGCGGCTGGGAGGTCGTCTCTTGCGGTTAAGTTAGCAAAAACATTTAAGCGCATATTCAATGGGGATTTCTACTTAGAGTTAATGCCCCATAATCTTAGTGGGTTGGAGCGCATTAATTTTGGTTTAGTGAATATATCTAAAGAATTAGATATCCCCGTGGTTGTTACAAATGATTGCCACTATATAAATCCTGAAGACGTAGAAATCCAAGATGTCCTTCTGGCTATAGGCTTACATAAACCAATAGAGGAGTCGAGGTTTGACGTAAGGGATTGCCATTTGCGCGGTGCAGACGCAATGATTAAGGCGTTTTGTGACCATCAACCAAAATTCTATAGTATGCACCCCTCTTTAATACTCAGGGGTTGCGCAAATACGTTGGAAATAGCGGATAAGTGCGATGTTGAAATTCCACATGGTAGTTTTGACTTTCCTATTGTGGATAAAGATAATCCTGAGCGGTTAATTAAGGAACTTTGCGCTAAGGGTTGGGTTAGAAAGTTCCCCGAAGAATATGAAAGGATTAGAGAAGGAAATTATAATACCGCATATTATAAGCGATATAGAGTTGAGATTGATACTATCGTTGAGATGGGTTACGCTAATTATTTCTTAATGATAGTTGACCTTGTGTCCTGGGCAAAAAAACAAGGGATATGGGTTGGGCCAGCGAGAGGAAGCGTAGCAGGATCACTTGTGGCCTATTTGTTGGGCATTACAGAGGTTGATCCGCTTAGGTGGGGGCTCATGTTTGAGAGGTTCCTAAGTCGATCAAGAAAAACAAAGATTCCAGATATTGACTTAGATTTCCAGGCTGATAGGCGCGGGGAAGCTATTGAATATCTTCAAAAAAAGTGGGGGGAAGATCGTGTAGCGGCTATCTGTACATACGGGCATATGGGGGCTAAGGGGGCTATCAAGGACGTTAGTAAGGCTTTTGATGTCCCTTTTCCCGTTGTAAACAGTATAACAACGCAAATGGGTTTTAATGTTAGCCTTTCTGATACTAAAACATTAAGGAAGGTTCCTGGTTTTGTGGAGTTTTGTCGTAGAAATCCAACAGTATTCAAGATAGCAAGAAGACTTGAGGGAAAGATTAAATATAAGGGAACGCACGCTGCGGGGGTTGTGATAGCCCCGGAGCCCATTGATACCTATTTGCCCCTTAGAAGGGCTACAGGGCAGTCTAAGGGGGTTCTACCGGTAACACAGTGGGATATGGATGATGCCGCTGAAAGGGGACTTGTGAAGGTTGACATCCTTGGGCTAACAAATCTCCAGGTTATGCAGGAGGCTTCCGATTTAATAAGAGAGGAGAATTCTGGGTTTGATATACATAAATATGATTTTAACAATAAACAGGTCTGGAAGGCGTTCTCAACGGGTCTTGCGATGGGGATATTTCAGGCAGAGAGAGGACACTTCAGATATTTACTGAAAGAAATAAAGCCTCAAAACATAAATGAACTTGCGGTTGTAACCGCGTTAGTTCGTCCTGGAGCCAAAGAGGTTGGACAGGATGAATTGTATATAATGAATAAGAGAAATCCTAGGAAAATTGTATATGACCACCCCTTATTTGAAGGTATCCTTAAAAATACATATGGTGTGTTGTGTTTCCAAGAACAAGTGATGGCTATCTGTAATAAGGTTGGCGGGATTAGTCTTGACGATACAGACCTTATCAGAGACGTTCTTGCAAAGAAGAAGCCTAAAGAAACAAGGGAGTGGAGAGAAACCTTTTTGAAAGGGGCAGAGAAGAGGATAGGGCCTGAGTTAGCGAATAAATGGTGGAAAATGATTGAGGCACATGCAGGTTATTCATTTAATCTAAGTCATGCAGTTGCTTACTCAATTATTTCTTATCAGAATATGGTAATGAAGATTTTTTATCCATTACAGTATATGACCGCTTTGTTGCGCAATAACCTTAATAGCGACAATCTTGGTTTGTACATCGAAGAAGCCAATAAAATGAAGATACGAGTTAAAGAGCCCAATGTAGGATTAAGCGATATTAATTTTAAGATGATTCTTGATAGGCCGGAGCATCCCATAAGGGCGAAACGTGGATATGTATTGGCAGGTTTTTTGTTTATTAAAGGAATTGGAGTGAAAAGCGCAAGTCGGCTTGTGAGGCTAAGGGATGAGCATGGTGTGGGTAAGTTCCTGAATTATGTGTCTAAGGGTATTCTTAAGAAGTTGGAAATCGCTGAGTTTAGAGTTTAAGGGAGAAGAGATGAAGAAGCTAATAGGTACTAGATTTGTAGTGCAGAGGATGGATGGTTCCTATAAGTGGACAATAATTATCTATGGGAGATTGAATTGTCCTGATTTTAGTGTTAATGGCGAATATAAGCATAAATCTGCGGATGGTGCGAGGAGAGGAAGTGGGCGATGGTTGAAGAAGTTTGGCATTGAACTACGCTGGAAGGACTAAGGGAAAGAAATGAAGGGCTACAAAGCGGAAATAAAAGCTTGGGAGTTTTGTGGGGGAAGGTGGAATTGGACGATTGGATTTATGCTTAGGGGGCAAGCATATGGGGATGATGCTAGGCTTACTTCTGGTTGGTACAAAGGTTATAAAAGTGCCTCATTAGCTCGCAGGGCAGCGAAACGTTGGGCTAAGAAGTTAGGGATTGAACTGTAAGAAGGGAGAAGAGATGAAGGGGTATGTAACGATCCGGGCTAACCCCCCTATTGATGGTGGGTGGAAGTGGACTATATTTGCGTATTATCCCAATAGTCCTATATTGCTTCGTATTGAGGCCGAATTTGCCTATAGTTCTGTTGATAGTGCGGATAGGGCGGCTAAACGTTGGGCGAAGAAGTTAGGTATTGATTTAGGAAAGGGAGAGAAATGAAGGGGTATGTAAGGAGGTACACTGTTGATGGTGAATGGAGGTGGACTATATTTGCGCGTCATCCCAATAGTTCTATTCGGCTTCGTGTCGAGGGCGGATTTGACTATAGTTCTATTGATAGCGCAGATAGGGCGGCTAAACGGTGGGCGAAGAAGTTAGGTATTGAATTGTAAAAATGGAGAAAGAAATGGAAGGGACCTATTCGGTTTATCCAGACAGTTATAATTCTTGGATTTGGAGTATTTATGTGGTAAGGAATGCTGGCGTTGGTTATGAGATAAAGCCTATTTATCATTATACTTCTCGTAAAAGTGCTATGAATGGAATGAGAAGGGCCGCTAAGAGATTTGGGATTACAGCACTTAGGAGGGAATAGTCAATGTCTTTAGCTTTTTTTAATAGACCAGATACTTATACTAATAAATTAGGTTCCAAGGAAATATGTGGTGTTGCATTAAAGACGTTTAACTCTGAATTACTTGAAGTCCCCCTTGAGAAGCCCGATCTTCAAGAACATGTTCAAATGCAGGGCTCAGGGCTTTTGTATTTTAATATGTTGTTACAACGAGCTAAAAATACGGCAGATAAGGTAAATGCAGAATATGATGAATTGTTGGCATCAACAAAGTCGCAGGCCGTTACTGAGTTGAGAGAAGAGTCTGGGGCTAAAAGGCCCACTAATGATGAAATTAATGAGAGGTCAAAGACTATATTTGAGGATAAAAGGAGTGGTGCTAACGCATACTATGTTGGTTTAGAGAAGAAAAGAGATAGAGCAAATAAAATCCTCAGTATGCTTGAGATATGGGTTAGGTGTTGGACAGCAAAGAGTTTTGATATAGGTAGCCAGGCTAAACTTTTAGGTGGAGGAGACATGTAATGGCTTATGATGCTTCTGAAATTGAAAAACGGATAAAGGACAGGCTTAAAGGTCGTGGGATGGGCGGTGGAAAGCTGTGGGTTGATTATGATAGGAAAGTGACAAAGGTGCGATTGTATGGTGATTTTGTTGTGGTTCCTAAGCACTGGATTCCTGTGGGAGGGAATAAGCGGATTCCTGCTGTTTGCCCTGGGAAGGGGTGTAGAATTCATAAGCTTGTCGAGAAGTTGGGAGGATATAAAGACTATGAACAGACCGCGAAGAGCATGTGGGCAAGCGACAATTTTGTTTTTAATTGCTGGTGGTTGGATGAACCAAAAGATAAAAATGGGGATTTGATTTGGAAGGTTTGTGAACTGTCATGGTCTGCGATGTCTCAGGTGGTTGATAAAGCGGCCGAAAAAGGAATTGATTATCTTGATCCCAAGAAAGGGCATATTCTCGGGATAGAAAAAATTAGTGTTAGAACAAAAGGAGGGAGGACTCGAAACCAGTATGCAATTCGTTTTTCTAAAGGGCCTAAGCCTATTCCGCGTGAGTTGCTTGATCTTGAGTTGAACGATATAGCGCCTCTATATCCTCCTTTTGGAGATGAAATTTGGCAGCAAGTAAGAAGCATATATCGTCCTAAATTGCTGAAACTTGAAGGAGATGTATCGACCAAAGAAGAGGGGGATAATTATGATGAAGATGAATATGGTGAAGATGAAGATGATACCGATGATGCCGGGGATGCTGTTATAGAGGATGATGATATTCCATTCTAAATAAAGGATAATGTAATGGGGATTAAAATTGAATCGGTACAAGATGAGTTTGACATTACAGTTTTAAAGCCCAAGGATACATTTGAATATGAGGGAAGGTATTATATGGTTGTGAATGTTGCCGCCATTATTAGTGGGGGAGAGGTTAAGGGGGATTTTTTCTGTGTTGATTTTGGCTCTGGGTTTGTTAATGTATTTTCTTCTAATCCAAAGAAATTAAGTCGTCCGTTTCGTAAGGTTGATTTTATTGCGCACGAAGAGAAAGTTTAACGAGATGTCTTGGAAAGGAGTAAAAGATAAAGACGGTCTTTATAATTTTTGCACTCGCTGTTCTTTATGTGAGACAAGGCGGCAAATGGTCTTAGGGTACGGAGGGAATAAGGCTATCTTTGTGGGGGAGGCCCCAGGAGAGGAGGAGGACTGGAAGGGGAGACCTTTTGTGGGGAAATCAGGGAGGCTTGCACGCAGGGGGCTAAACAATCTTGGTTTTTCCCATAAAAGTGGGTTTTTTATGAATACGGTTTTATGTCGTCCCCCTCGAAATAGGAACCCTACAGCAGATGAAATAAAAGCCTGTCGGTTTAGAGACCGTCTTTATCTTGCAGTTAAACTTAATGACTGTAATACCGTAATATGTTTAGGGAAAGTTGCCTTTAGTGCCGTTGTTAATGATCGTGATATGTTTGAGACATTATGGAGGATGGAAAAATGTAAATATAGGATGAAACTCAGGGATATTACAGTTTTTGTTGGGAAAACTAAACATCCTGCTTATTATCTAAGGCAACCCGATTCGCAGAAAAGTTTTGAGAGTGATATGTATAAAACCTTAAATTTTCTTGGCCTTTTACAGTAAAGGAAAATAATTTTGCATAAGTGTATTGAAAATTGGGCAAATGTAGTTGCTGGAAACGTAAGGAATTATATTGCTAAGGTGAGAGAGGCCAGGGAGAATGATTTGGAGATAGAAGCGGCATTTAATGAAGGGACCGTTAATGGGCTGAGGATAGCTGTCGCTAAAATGCTAATGTCTATGGCCATGGAAATGGAAGATACTAGCAATTCCTTACAGACTATAATTGACGAGTGTAAGAGGATAAATTAATTGAAAGGAAGAAGCTTTACAACGCTAAAGAATAAATTAGCTAAGGAATTTCCTGGCTTGATATTTACTCCTGACGAGATTAAGCCCTCCTTAATTATGTCGTCCGGTTGCATAGGGATTGACTGGATTACAAGGATCGGGGGGTATGAGGCAGGGAGAATATATGAAATATCTGGGCCTGAGCATTCGGGGAAGACAACACTTGCATTACTATTCATTAAGCAATGTCAGAAAAAAAATATCCCATGTGTGTACATTGACGCAGAACATTCAATGGATAAAGATTATGCCAGGTTCCTTGGGGTTAATGTTGATGAACTTATCTACGCTCTTCCTGATACGATGGAAGAAGCTTTTGAAATAGTTGAGAAAATAGCAGAGCAATCTTCCATTGATAATTCTAAATGTGTTGTAATTGATTCATTTGCTGCTTTAGCCCCAAAAAGAGAGATTGACGGGGGTGTTTCTAAAGACACAATAGGGATACAAGCTTCGGTTATGAGTCGCTCATTGCGCTTGTTGAAAAATAAATTGCGTAGAGGAGGGTGTTTTCTTTTAGGGACAAACCAGGTGAGGCAAAAGGTGGGAGGGTATTTGTCTGGCATAGAGATTACCCCATGTGGGCAGGCCCTTAAGCATTACGCTTCTGTGCGAATAAAGCTATCTAATTATTCTTGGGTTAGGAAAGGTGGAGTTAAAACCGGAAAGGCTGTAGCACATAGGATACGTGCCAAGGTTATCAAAAATAGGATGGGATGTCCTTTTTATTCAACCGAGTTTAATTTAAGGTTTGAAGGAAAAATTGGGCTAGATCAAACGCTTAGCATTATTGATACGGCTATAGCGGCTAAGGTCTTAAGGAAGGTCCAAAGGAACAAGAAGAAGGTTTTGGTCTTAGGAGATATGGAGTGGAAAAGTATGAAAGAATTTGGCGGTAGTGTCAATAAAGATGTTCTTAGAAAGATGGTTGTATTGATTAGGGAAAGAATTCAGGAAGATAGGAAAAGTTTGTCTTAAGGGGGTATGGTCTTAATTGAGATACTAATTATGCGGAGGTTGGAGTGAAGGTTTATCATATTGCCGATTTACACATAAGAAATGGTTTTACCTGTGGGGTAATGAGAAACGGGTTTGATTCTCGATTGTTTGACCTGAGAAAGCTTTTGATGTCCGTTGCTTTTGATGCGGCTAAATATAAAAAGAAGAGTAAGGGCGAACAGGTAGTCCTTATAGTTTCGGGCGATGTATTTAATAGCCCAGACCCAGATACAATATCTCGCTGTGTCTTTGATGAATTTTTATTTTTTTGCCTTGAAAATTTTATTTATATAGTGATGATACCAGGTAATCACGAGGTAGAAGGGGCGTATACGTCTCTTGATAATTATGCAAGTATGAACCTTAATCCTTTAATGGTTAGCACCTGTAAGAGTAAATGTTTTGATGTATGGGAGAAGGGAAGGATTGGGGTTGTCCCTTGGCAGGAAGATATTGGAAAGATGATTGACGGGATTAAGAAGGTTAAGAGGGGAGGGGCTGCAATCCTAGTTACTCATGGGATAGTTGAAGGGTTTGCTCCGAATAATTGGGAAGAGAGAAATGAGTTAGACGGTAGAATACCGGTTAAGCTACTTAGGGACTTTGAATATTGTGCATTAGGTCATTTACATTGCAATCATTTCTCTAAGAATATTGGATACCCTGGAGGAATTATAAGGGAGGGTTTTCACGAAGGAAATGTTGAAAAAGGAGTTATTGAACTCACATTTAAAGGGGGGAAGCTTACACATAAGGTTTGTAAGATTTTTACTGATAAGCTTTTTGCTATTTATACTTTTAGCAAATCGGGATGGAAAAAATATAATGCTGACTTAAGCAGTGGATGTATTAATTTTGTTAGATTTAATATCCCATCTTCTTTAATCCGTTATAAGCAAAAGTTGATTGACAAAGTTCGTAGAGATGGGATAGACTATGTAGAGGCGTGTCGCTTAAATGGGCCTATCAGCCAAGGAGGGGAAGGAAGGAAAATTGAGAAGGCTAATGTTGTAAAAGGAAAGGGATTAAAAGAGTTTATGGAAGAATGTATTGTAAGTGAAATAAGCCGTAAAGGATTTAAAATGGCCGATGAGATAAAATCTGTTTGTTGCAAGGCTTTAGATAAAGTATCTATAGAATAGGAGAGAAAAGATGGGTCTTTACTTAACAAGAGATGTAGAAGGGTATGGACTTTGGAATGGGATGCCACTTTATAGTAAAAGGGAAGGGGCGTTTGTTGTCAAGAACAACTTTATACTAAATTATTGGGGAAATAAGCGGCCTTGGATGGTAAAACTTAAAGTGGGGGAGATTATGAAAATAGACTATATAGACGGCAATATACGGCAAAGAAAAGTAAAAAAAACATAAAAGGTATACAGTGTTATGCAATTGTTAAGCCTTAAATTACATAATATATTTTGTTACAAAGATGTAGAACTATCTTTTAATGATATGTCTTCAGGGACTGTGTTGGTGTGTGGGCAAAAAGACGGGGATATGAAAGCCTCTAATTATTCAGGGAAAACATCTTTATTCGAGGCTATTACGTGGGCGTTGTATGGACAGGTCTATAAGGCGAAAGGAGAGATAAGAAGCGGTACTACAAGGGCTCTTAAGGTGCTGAGGTCGGGGAGTAAGCAGGGTTGGGCCGTATTGTCGTTTATGATCGATAATCATAAAGTGGTTGTTAAGCGTTCATGTTCCGGAACTGTTAAAATATCTGAAGGGGATAAAGAACATAGTTTCTCAAGGGTAACGAAAGCTAATGAATATATCGAAAAAAATATTATTAGGATGAGCTTCGATGCTTGGATTAATAGTATTATGTTTAGTGGTGAGAGATTTGCTAATTTTCTTTCCCTTAGTTCATCTCAGAGGAAACAGGTATTGGAGGAGGCAATCCGTGTTGAAATACTAAGGAAGGCGGGAGATATTGTCGGGAAGAAATTGAAGTCAGAGGCTATTAAATTAGATGATATTGACAAACGAAAGCAAAATATAAGCGGGAGAATAACAACCTATAAAAAGCTTATTGGTGAATATGGTGTAAAGGATTTTCAAGGAGAAAGAGAACGTATAATTAATGAAATTGCTAAATTAGAGTGCGACAGTAGGAAGAATAAGAAGGAATACAGGAGGGTCGAGAAGAAACTATACTCCCTTGACAATGAAAAGGCTTTGTTGGGGGCACATAGAAAAGGGGGGTATGCTGAGAAGAAAGTGAAAGAGGGTTTTGCAAGTCTTGTGTCTAAAAATCCAGCCATGTGTCCTATTTGTGGGCATGATGCCGGAAGAAAACTTCCTGATATGATATTGTCTTTTATGGATAGACTTTGCGCTTTATGCTTTGGTCCTAGCGATGTTGGTAAAATTGAGATTTTAAATAAGAAGCAGGAGGCTGTTGAGCGTGTTTTTACAAAATTAGAAGAGAATGAAAGAGCTTTTACTGATAAGATTTATTCCCTACATGAACGCTTAAAAGATTTTGATAAACTGTTATCTCTAATTAAGGCGAAGGATGACTACAAGAAAAACTTGAGGAGCCTTTCTATAGGTTATCGAAAACAAGCCATACTCTGCGATGAGGTGCTTCGTCCGTCTGTGCGGGTGCTTGGAGTGGATGGGGCTGTCAATGTGGCCTTAGAGGCGATCTGTGGTAGTATTCTCAATACCCGTCCCAATGAATACCTTGCCCAGATTGATTGTCCTTTCCGTGTAAAGTTTGTGCTAGATAATAAACTTCACATATTTGTTGTCCGAGGGAAGGAAGAGGCTGACATAAGGAGTCTATCGACGAGCGAGAAAGTAATCTTGTCGATAGCAATTTCCCTGGCCCTTGGTGATATTTTTATTACCTATAGTAGGCCAGTGAATTTTATTGTTTATGATGAGCCGTTTATATGCGTAGACATTAAAAATAGTGAAAAGATAATGGATTTGTTCAAGGGAATAGCTAGAGAGTGGGGGATACTCGTATTTATCATTTCTAATAGATTTGACATCATTAGTATACATAAAAATTCTCCTTGTGTTTTTGTGGACAATAACAACGGCATATCTGATGTTAGTTATTTAAATAGGGTCCCTGTAAATAATTAATAAGGGAGAGGAATGTGAGGAGGCACGTAGATGAAGATGACGAACTATCTTTTGGTGAATTGTTGGATGAGGATGAAGAACTGGTATGTGGGGAATATGACATTGAAGAGAGGTATAAAAGAAATGTTGATTTGGAGGGGAGTATTTTTGTTTGCGGTGTAGCTCTTGTGGGGCTTATTGTTCTTGCTGTAATAGCTTTGGTTGTTAGAAAAAATAATAATGAAAAAGAATAATAGATATCTATTTGTTGATGGCAACTACCTGATGCACAGGTCTTTTCATTCCATCAGTGGCCTTGAGTCGTCAGATGGGATTGCCACCAATGCAATATATGGGTTTTTGAAGACATTTATGATGGTTTTAAGGAGGTTTTCTCCTGGGCGTATTCTTGTTGCATGGGATTGCATGAGAGAGGAAAATGCAAGAGTAATGTGGACCAAGAAATTGCTTAAGGAGGGGAAGATAAAGAAGTCTTATAAGTCTTCTCGTGGTAAGGCGAATAAAGGAGATGACTTATATACTCAGTTTGATTACACGAAGAAGATATTAGGTTTGCTTGGTGTTAGCCAGCTTATGATAAATCATTTTGAGGCAGATGATATAATCGCTGGGGCTGTGAGTGCCGTTAGTCTTACAAAATTAAAGGCACATGAGATTATTATTTTAACAGGAGATAAAGATTACGTTCAATTACTGTCATTCCCAAATGTTAGGCTGTGTTTTTATGATGTTTCTAAAAAAGAATGGGTAGTTTATGAAAGTGGGGATATTATTGATGGGGTCAAACCTGAAGATTGGGTTTATTATGGTAGCTTAATGGGGGATGCGTCAGATGATATCCCTGGTGTCCCTGGTATAGGTCCTGCTAAGGCTAAAGTGCTCATGGAGCATGTTGCTTATGAGGATATTCTTAGGTATAATTCTTTAAGTGTTTTAGACAGGGCCTGTTTTAGGACAGGGCATTCTGAGAATGTGTTAAAGATTTTTGATGCGGTAATGAAGAATTATGAATTATTTATTACAAGTAGGGCATTAAAAGAGATGAAGGGGGATGTTTTACGTAAAAGTGAAAAATTAATAGGCTGTAATTTTAGGCTAAAAAAACCCTCTGTTAAAGCTCTTGGAGAAATTTTCAATGAATTAGATATGAATGAAATTACTCCGCTTCACCTTATTAGATGTACTGGGAGGCTGTAAAAATGAAGAAGTATCTAGGATTTGTTGGGTTTGATCCAGGGACAAAAGGGGGCGCTATTGCGTTGTTGGTTTCCCCAAGGAGAGAAAAGGAAAAGGTAAGTTTTGTTAAGTCTTTGGATTTTCACCTTGTTCCTACGTTGGGCGGAAGAAAAGATTGTGTGGATGTATATTGGTTGAATGATGTTCTTCAGAAATGGAATGAGCACAAGAATATATCCATAGAAATGGTTGCTATTGAGGATGTTCACGCTTTCCCTAAGCAGGGGGTGGCGAGTGCTTTTTGGTTTGGGGATAGTTTTGGGGCGATCAAGAGTGCTGTAGCGGCCATTAGAGCCCCCTGTAAGCTTGTTACTCCTGCGAGATGGCAGAAGGCCACCATTGGTAAAAGGGCTGGAGGAAACCATGAGTTAATACGTTCTGAGGCGATAAGGATGTTTCCCGATGTTGACTTGAGTAATAAAGGGGACCACAATAGAGCGTGTGCGCTAATGCTTGCGAAGTATGCTAAAATGGGTTATTATGGAGAAATTATAGATGGTAAAAAATAGAGTTAAAGCCGATAATCTATTTAAGGGGTGTTTGAATGAACTCCTATGTAAGTATTGAAATTGCTAAGGGAGGATATTGTTGGTGTATTGATTTTGTATCAGAGGGTGTGTGTATTGACATGGATTGCGATGAAATTTATACTACTAAAAAAGGAGCTATCAGGGGTTGTAAAAAATGGTTGAAGAAAATTGATCTGAAGGCGGTATGGGAACATAATGGTGAGGCTTTTAATTAAAAGGAGTTAGAGATGGCGGATGGAAATAGGAACCAGTTTGTTATCTTTTTTAAGTCGGGATCATTTGTAAGGGTTATGTCCAGTATTGATCTTGTGCAAAAGTTTAGTGTAGCTAAAGCGGCTAAAGAGGACCAGTTCCTTGTAGCAACGACTAGCGGGGATGTTGTTGGCATGATTTCAACGGACATAGATGCGATTGTAAATTCTAATGTTACTACATTTAATTATTCTAGGGCTGGTGGACACCCAATGCAGAGGCCGTATAACAGTGAGAGAACCTAAGAGGGAACAGTAAAATGGGTATTATTGACATTAGCGTAGTTGGTGTAACATTTGGTGATCGTCCCAATAAGATTAAAAGAATTTCTGAGGCCGTTGATAAAGGAAAAACAATTGATGTATCCTTGAAACCAGTAAAAAATGAATATGACCCCATGGCTGTTGCTGTGTGCTACATGGAAAATGGGAAGAGTGTTCAGGTTGGATTTGTCCCGAAAGAGATAGCGGGCCTTATAAGGATGGCTTTACACGATAATATGGTTAAGAAAGTTGTATTGGATGATGTTGGATATGATGAGCAGAAGAAGATTCCTTGGATGCGTATAAAAGTAGGAATGGGATAATGGAAATATATGTGGGAGATGGAGCTGTTAAGAAATTGAATGAGATGACACAAGACTGCGAAGAACGGCATGAAGCTGGATGGCCTATTAAGTGTGCTAATTGTGGAGCATATTATTCTCCTGATGAGGATTGGCAAGATCACACAGTTTGTTCGCTTGAATGTAGTGCGGATTATGCTGCTTATTTAAATGGGGTTATCGCAGGATTTTAGTTGTATAATTAGTTTTTAGAATAGGATAATACGATGAAAAACTGTCCGAAATGTGGGGCGTTAGCAGTTCTTTTCGCTGATTACGAAAAGAATGATCTCTCGGCTCTTGGGTTACGATGTTTAGATAGGTGTGGGTGGATGCGCACTATGGCGGATGTTGAAGCCGAGAATGTTAAGCTTAAATCTGAGATAAAAGATGTCTTTAAAGGATTAAAAGAAATTTTATCGCCCATGAGCCTTTGTTTAACAGGAGGCGTAGAATGGAATAGTTTAAAAATACAACTAAATAATGTCTTGTGTAGAATCAATACCGAATAAATAGGCGTAGGGTGCATTTAAAGGTGGAGATAGGATAGATGCCTAAGATTATTTATGTAGAAAAAGCTTTTCGACCTGATAGTCTTTTAATGATTGACAAAGCTAAGGAAGGGGATGATCGTAAAAAATTAAAAGAAGTGTCTAAATTAGTTTTTAGGAGAGAATGAAAGGCTATAGGATGAAAGGACGGAGGTTACAGAAATGAACATGGGCGCGGGTGGCGCAATGCGCCGGATCGCAGATGAGTCTTATGCTGACGACGGGATGGTCATATGCACCCGCCCGCTGGAGCCGGTTGGGGAAAGCCGGTGCCCGCGCCTTGTTTTTTTAAAGGAGACGTAGAATGAGCGTATTATCTAATGTTATGGAACTTGTGCAACAGCGAGCAGATACTGGCAAGCAGCAAATTAATGCGGCAGACGTGAGTCGTGTTTTGCGGTGTTTTTGGGATGTAGTGTTTAGCGATCAGATTACAGATGAAGAGTATGACCAGGTACAGGCAGATGCGCTTAGACTTTGGAAGAAACGACAAGCAAGGATGTTGTGGGAAGATGACTGTGAAGTGACACTCATTAAAATGGGGAAGCCCAAAACTTAATAAATAAGCAGATAGAGGAGAATAGGGGTGGATGTCGTTCCTGAGGTTAAAAGACAGACTAAGACTTGTATAGTTTGCCGACAAACTAAACCTATTTCTGATTTTTATGCAAAATCACGTAAGTGTGGCGGCTTTTTTACCGAGTGCAAGGAGTGTTTCAAGGAACGAGTTAGAATAAATTATGCACATATACATAATTTTGGTTATACCCGTGGGACAGTTATAACTCAAGAGGTTATTGGGAAAAAACTAGGAATAACTCCGCAAGGAGTGTCTGTAATAGAACGGCGTGCTCTTAAAAAGTTGGCTAAAGCTTTTAGGATTTTAGAGGATGGGAGTGTTGATGAACGGGAGAGCATGGTAATGAGGGTGGCATTAAGTATGGGGGAGAACTGGGAACGGCAACATAAGGACCGACTTATAATTAGCAAGGAGAATAAAATTGCCCAACAAACCTAAAGAATTGGATTATGTAGAATTACGAGATAAACTAGATAAAGATAGGTTTGTTCTTGTTAGACTTCAAAAAACTCCTGATCCAAAGGAAGGACAGATTGTTTTAGAAATTAAGAACAGGTCTCAGAAAGTATCTGAATCTTTAAAAACTATAAAGGATAAAGAAAAAGAGGAAGATAAAGACAATAGAGAACTAGATGAAATATTTGAATATGTGAAAGAGAACCTATCGAGGGCGGCTACGGTCTTGGTCCTTATGAAGGCCGACGCAAAGCGTTCCGGGCCTAGTTCGAGGGGGCAGGAGACCTATGTGGGGAGCGTAGTGCATCAACCTAGCGAGTCTATTACGGGAGAAGGCTCTAAGCCTAAACAAACAAAAGAGGAAAATATAGCGGCTGTATTGATAGAGGATGCAAAAAGAAAGGCTGCTATTTATAGAAATAAGCTTGATGCTTATGTAAAGACAATTCCAACATTAAGGGCCGATGAAGTAGTTCAGGTGGTAGGATACTTTAAAAATACAATTTTAGCTTTAAGTGAGATAAAAAAGCAACTCATTAAATATAAAGACGAGAAGGGGGCACAGGGAGCTATTGATGTTATTGATGAATTAATTAAGGACTGCAATAAGGGGATTGGGGGAACGGAAAGAAAAGGAGAACATGTAGTAAGCAAAACAATGAGGAAAGCATTAGATTGTACAGAGAAGTTAATTAGTTCCGTAGAGAATGACTATATGGGGCTTAATAGGGCGAACCTTGAATCACGAATAAGAGATTTTCGTCAAATTATTGTAGTTTTTAGTAAGTTTAGGAGTCTTTCTCAAATGGGAGAAGAAAATAGAAAAAGGAGTGTGAATCTTGGAAGTCGCGTTGGAGTTCTTTTGAAGAGAATGCAAAGGCGTTTTGCAAAGTTAGGATAAAGTAATGGGACACAAGTAATGAGTGAGCCGAACCCCTGGGAACTACCGGGCGAGGAACTGGACGAGGCGGTGGCGAAAGCGAAAGGGTGGGTGGAAGACCCCAGCTGGTATTGGGAGCTCGGCCGCCCCTGGCTGCTGTGGAGAGAGATCAGGGTACACATGTTGATTCTCTACGCACAAGGAGCCCACAGAATAGCTCCATACCGGCACCCAACTCTAGATTTTGGACCGCTCTCCCCCGAGGCCGTCACCCGCGCCTGGCTGTGGTGGTGGTATCACCAGGAGGACAAAGAGAAATAAATAAAAATTGTAGAATAATTTGTGGTGATTGTGAGAAGGTTATTTGCTGGTTTCCCAATGAAGTAATAGACCTTGTTGTTACTTCCCCGCCATACAATGTAGGGCTTGGGGAAAATAAATATAATAAACGGGGGTATGATCTTTATAATGATAAAAAAGGGTTTAAGGATTATATTGAATGGCTAAAAAGCGTATTTTCTTTGCTGAAACCTAAAATGAGAAAAGGAGGGCGTATTTGCATCAATGTTGGAGATGGGAAGAATGGAAAGGTCCCAACGCATGTATTCATTTCTTCTTTTATGATGAGTATTGGATATTTGCCTATTTCTATAATTGTTTGGGATAAGAAAGAAACGAGCAATAGAGCTAGTTGGGGAAGTTGGTTGTCGCCTTCGTGCCCTAGTTTTCCCCGGCCATTTGAATATATTTTAATATTTGCCAATGAAACAAGAAAGCTTTGTGTAAACGGGGAAACAGACCTTATTAAAGAAGAGTTTATAAAGTATTCTTATGGTTTATGGGAGTTTAGTGGAGAGAAAAAGGGAAGGGTTGGGCATCCCGCTCCTTTTCCAGAAGAGTTGCCATACAGGCTTATAAAGATGTTGTCATGGAAGAGGTCTGTTGTTTTTGATCCATTTTGTGGGAGTGGAACAACCTGTGTGGTGGCTAATAAACTGGGAAGGAAAACCGTTGGCATAGATATATCAGAAGAATATTGCAAGATAGCTAGGGATAGGATTGAGCAGTCTGAAAAGGAGAAATAAAATTCCTATTACAAGGTTGTGGCAATTGGCAGGAGTATTAGTGGGGAGGGAAAAATGAGCACAGTAGAGAAACTGAATTGGCTGTGGTGGTGGTATCACCAGGAGGACAAGCCGTGAAGCCGAAAACCGACATGGTCTACAAAATAGTACGACGCAAGGGCGGTGAGGAGTGTGTGAAATAGCCTGGAATAGAATTGAGCAAGCAGAAAAGGAGGTAGAAAATTCTTATTACTAAGGTTGTGAATGTAAGGGCAGGGGGATGCGACGTATATATCGGGCGTCCTTCGATATGGGGGAATCCATTTATTGTTGGCAAACATGGAACACGGGAAGAGGTTATAAAGAAGCATGAGGCGTATTTACGGAAGAATCTTTACTTGATTGCTAATTTATATAAGCTTGCTGGGAAGCGGATAGGGTGCTATTGTGCCCCTAAGCCTTGTCATGGTGATAATTATATAAAGCTTATACATGAATTTGGATTGGATTTATAGTATGGTTATAGAGAAACTGGACCTATCAACCGTGAAAGGCCCGTCGCCCGAACTAGCAGCGGCGGTGGCAATTGCACTGGGGTGGCGCAAAAAGGGTTGCGTCTGGCTGGAACCGAATGGCGACTCGCGATGTCTGATTTGGACGTCCGCTGATGGAGATGATCGCCACCGTTTCGTATGGCGTCCTGATCTGGACGACTCGCCCGCTATCCAGCTACGGGAGACGGAGGTGGCGCTGACAGAGCCACAATGGGGCCGATATACAGAGGCGCTGGAAAAGCATGTATGCCATAAACATGGAACTTACGATTACTGGATAATCCTACGGTTTCTACGTCAAGCCCCCGCTTGGCTCTGCTGTCGTGAACTGGTGCGAGCGGTGAGGAGTGCGTGAAATAGCCTGGAATAGAATTGAGTAAGCAGAAAAGGAGGAATAAAATCGGAAGCCTTAAAAAACATCGTGAAAATGTAATTGAATTTAAGAAGAAGGTTTGCAATAAATATCCCGAATATAAACTTGGTATGTGTCTCGCTAAATTGAAAAATCCCTCAGGAGATGGGCATAGTTTTTGCAAAAGGTTGGCCATCAAAGGGACATTGCGTTGCAGGCGTCATGGAGGGCTTAGGGCTGGTCGTCCTGTGACTACGGGCCGCTACAGCAAGGATTTCACAGGAACGCTTGGAGAGCGGTATGAGGAGTTTCGTAATGATCCTAAATTATTGGATTTAACGGATGAGTTGGCTTCTTTTCGTGCTCTTTTTTCCGAGTTTAAAGGGCGTGGAGACGAGCTAATGGATATTGGCGTAGATGAAGATGGTAAACTTGTTATAAAAACTGTGATTATAAAAAATCTACAAGAATTATTGAAGAATATTAGCGTAACGGTAGAGAGAATACATAAAATACAGTCTGGATATTTTTCACCAGAAACATTGCCCATTATTATTAATCAAATTGTTAGTATCTCGGGAGGACTGTTGACTAGGTGCCCCCATTGTGGTAAAAGTCTTGCTGAAGTGGGGACTAGATTGTTTAATGCCTTACAAAAGATAAGAGTCCCTGGCGCAGAAAGTCTTAAGCTTCCTACGATGCCTTCTCAAAAAATATTAAAAGGATAGAAAGCTTACAGTCTTTTTACGTTTTACATTTTTATATTTATTTATGCAACATAAATAGGCTGTGCATCTCTCCTTTATAGATAAGGATTATTATATGGGTAAGAGTGTAAAAGGGAAAGGAACGATTACTAGTGAAATTAGTGGGATATATGATAAATATAGCGGGGGTGAGATAAGCAAGGATGAGTTGGGCGAAAGGATTTTTCCTTATCTTGAGAATTTAGCGGCTTATTATTTTCAAAAAGCAATTAAAGATGGTTTTGGTGAAAATGATGGCGTTTTTTCTACCATTATTACAAAAGAAGAGATTCTTTCTGATTTAGCTTACAATTTTGTGCGCTCTATAGATAGGTTTGATCCCTCTAAGAATGTTACATTTGGAACATTTTTTTTCAAGAGAGCTATATTTTCTATATTTAATGTGTATAGGGCCATATTAGGCAGAAGTAAAAATTGTCATGTTTTTAACGCAACGGACGAAAGAGAGGGGTGCCCTCGATCTTTTTCATTAGATAACCCTAAACCCCATATAACTTTTTTATTTGACAATATTGTTTCAAGAGATAGGACTACTTCATATGGGGCCTTTAAATTGGGAAAGGCTGTAGACGCAAGCATGGGGACTACGGTTGTTATTGCTACTGGAAATGTGTTAAGGCGGCTTAAGGATGGACATAAATTATGGGGGGGGTGGTTTATATTGCATTATTGTGGAGATGTTACATTGGCTGATATTGCGAGAAAGAATGGTGTAACATTAGCATATATACATCAGAAAGTTAAAAGCATAAAAGAAAAAATAAAGATTGAATGTAAGAGATTGGATAGAGAGGGGTCTTTTATAAATGTTTAATCCCGGTATGAATGCGTTTGAAATGGCTAAAAAATGTTTGTGCGAAATAGGCAGACAGGGGGAAGAGTATTTTAGAAGGAAAATAAGCGATCCTCCTTCTCGTTCTTGTTTTAAAGAATATCCCGTTTCCACAAGAGAGTTTTTTAATAAATGGCTTGGAGAACCTTGTTATCCCTTACAGCAGAAAGGAATAGATAATCTTCTTGGAAGAAATCCCCTTAAGTGGAATATAAGATATAACGAGGGGATACTTTTTTGGGGAAAGGGAGGGGGAAAAGATAGAACGATTGCAAAACTTCTTGCTTATGTTATTTATTGGTGTATGTGTTTAAAAAATCCACAGAAGTTTTTTGAGAAACAAGGAAAAGATAGTCAAATTGCTTTTGGTAATGTTTCTATCAATAGGGATCAGGCAGCACAAGTATTTTTTAGAGAATTTAAAGCTATTCTTCGTAATATTGTTGACCCAAGAACAAAAAATAATTGGTTTGAAGATCATGGGGTGAATTTAAGTGAATCAAGGGGACACATTCATAAACGCGACATTGAATTTCCAGGAAATCTTGTTGCCTATTCTCTTGATTCTCGGGAATACACAGGAGAGGGGTATAATCTATTAGTTGTTATTTTTGACGAGATGGGGGGCTTTAGGCCCGAGGATGCCTTCCCTTTGTATGGTGCGTTAAAAGACACACAAACTTCTCGATTTCCATTAACACATAAGAGGGCTTTATTATCATTTCAGCGGAGTCCTACTGATCCGATGAGTATTCGCTACGAGGAAGCTAAAACAGAGCCCAGGACATACAGAATGAGGGCTTCTACGTGGGAAGTCAATGCGGCTAGAAAAAAAGAAGATTTTTCTGAAGAGTTCCTTAAAAATCCTGAGCAGGCAGAACGTGTTTTTATGTGTAAGGCAAGGGTAGGAGAAAGAGGATTTTTTAGATACCCACAAGTTATTGCTGGGGGAATAAATAGGCAAAGGCCCAACCCTATTATAGCGGGGTCTTCTCGTATTTTTGATTTAATGAAATTGAAAATAGACGGGCTTAGACCCGATTTTATTGGTAATCCTAATCTTCAGTATTTTGGGCATTGTGATTTGGGCACTGGTTCTATAAAGAAAAAAAGAGGAGGGAAAGAGTCTTTTTCTCCTTCAAACGAAAGAGATTGTGCTGGATTTTGTTTAGGTCATATTGTAAAGACGAAGGTTAGGGCGTTTAGAAGCGTAGGGGGAGAAAGCAAGTCAATTATTGAAGGAGTTGACCTTTCTAGGTTTAATGGGAAAGAGATGTATGGTGTCTATATTGATATATTTTTTCAATTGACCGTAAAAGAAGGGGAAATATTTTTTCCATCTATTATTGATTTTATTGACTATCTACAGAGAATTCGTGGGTTTTATATTAAGAAATTCACGTACGATGGATGGCAATGCGTTTTTTCAGATACATATATCCCCCTATTAAGTGGGAGGAAGATTAAAATAAAGGATTTGGTGGGAAACTATGAAGGAAAATATGTTTATTCTTATGATATAAAAACGGGGAAGGTTGTTCCGGGAAGGGTAATTGGTGCAAAAAAAACAGGCAGAAAGAGAATTTTAAAGATAACATTAGATAATGGTAAATTTATTAAGTGTTCTTGTGGGCATCCTTTTTTAATGAGGAATGGTAGATATAAAAGGGCAAGAGATTTAAAGGTTGGAGATTCTTTAATGCCTTTATGTCGGCGTTTTTGGAAAGGTAAAATTAAAGGATACACGGAAGTATATCACCCTGAGAGTCGATATTATGAGATGGTTCATAGCATTGTTGCGAGAGAAGTTTTACAAGGAAGAAAGAAGAATGAAGTAGTCCATCATAAAAACTTTGTTAAGTGTAATAATAATCCTGATAACTTATGTGTGATGGATAGGAAAAGCCACATAGGGTTACACGGTAAAAATGTTAGGAAGTTATGGAAGATTCCGTATTATAGAAGATTGTTTATGGACGGGATTAGGAAGGTCTCAAAATGGAGGAGCAATAATAGAGAATATAAGGATAAGGTAAGGGAGATAATTAAGAGGGTTTGGCAAGGAAGAAGTATAGAAGAAAGGAAGAAACTTTCTCAAAGAATTGCTAAGAGTGTAAAGAAATTGTGGGATGATCCCAATTATAGGGAAAAACAGCGAAAAGCCCATTTAGGGAATCCGGGTTTTTGGAAAGGTAAAAATAGATCGCCTGAAACTTGTGCAAAAATAAGTAAAACGAAAATGGGAGTTAAGCACGGGAAATATAAAAATCATAAAATTGTTTCTATTGAAATGGAGGGGATGGAAGATGTTTATGACATTAAGGTAGAGAAATATAATAATTTTGCTTTATCTGCTGGTGTTTTTGTTCATAATTCAAAAAGTGATATTCAGCGTCTTAAGGCTATGGGGATTAATTCTGAGGTGTTGTCCGTAGATAGAGATGCCGTTGCGTATGATACAATGAAAGGACTAATGTACTTAGGCCTGTTGGATTATTATAATAATCTTATTTTTATACGTGAATGTGAGGAATTGGAAAAAATAGAGAGGGGGAACAAATATATTGTTGACCATCCTGCGCGTAGTGTAACCAGGCGAGTTCAAGAGGGGCGTATATCGGGGTCTAAGGATTTAACCGATTCTTGCGCAGCCACATGTTTTCACTGCATGGAAAGTGCTGGGGTTGAGTTTAGTTTTGGGATTCTTAATATGCAACCGTCTGAAACCGATAACCTTTTAAGGGATAGGGACCATAGAGGGGCTGAAAAGTATTATGAAATAGTAAGAGGAAGAGAAGTTCAAAAAGGGGTTGATACATTGAAACAATTAAGACAAGTCCCATTGGTCCGGTATGGAGAGATTCCCGCACAGGAATTTCCTGAGGTTGATGATGTTCTTAATCTAGGGAGGTAGATTATTGGATATTGTAAATCTTGTAGATAACAATAAAAAGCCAGCTCATTTGAAAAAGCGGATTACTTTAACCATATTTGATGATGATCTTGCAAAACTTATTTGTGATATATCTGAAGCGGTTGAAATAGTAGGAAATAATAACAACGAAGTAGGGATGTCATTGGAGGAATGGAGGGTATGGTTTTCAGATCATTTAACAAAGGGAGAATAAATTGGGCATTTTAACAGGATTATTTATTACATTTAAAATGTCTTGTTTAATTTATGGTGTATTCGCGTTGGCTAATATGTTTTATAGGATATATTGGGGGGAAGTATCTACGAGAGGCACCTACAATCTATTAGAGTTAATTATTTATTCAATACTCATAGGAATTGGGATAACATAAGAAGCAGAGGAGGTTAGATGGATAATAATGAAATAAAAAAAATAAGGAACGCGATAGGTGAGGTGGATGAGCTTAACAAGGCCCTGGGGGTTGCGATTGGGGCCTTGGCAGTCAAGTATGGTCCTAAGCTGCTTGCGGGGGCTAAGAAGGCATGGAAGGGGGTTAAGTGGGCTGCTGGGAAGAAGGGGAAACGGGCGCTAAGAAGGAAGTTGGTACAGAATCCTGTAACGGGTAAATTAATAGCACGTAAGAGACGTTTTAAAAGGAGACATCCTCGTGCATATAGGATTGGAAGCGGCATTGTTGATTATGCGGCTCTTCATGCTGGGTTTAATGTCGCTGGGAAGGTGGGAAGGAAGATTAAAGGTAGGCGTGAACGAGAACAGGTATATAGACAATTAGGCCGAAGAAACAGATAGTTAGAATAAGGAGAAAGAAATGAGTGAGGTGAGGAATATTCTTGGTGAGATTAGAAGTGCCGTTAAGACCATGAATGGGGAGATTCAAAAAGTATCTCCTCGTGTTTTAGGGTTGATGGCAAGGGGAACTAAGCGCAGAAAGCAGATTACAGGGGTTTTAAGGGGGGTGGGCTCTGCTGCGTTGAATGTTAAAAGAAATGAGGCTGCTGCAAAGACCTATAGAGGCATGGCAAGTGCCGCCAAGACTTCTTCTAAAAGAAGGAAATTTTTAGCTTTAGCTCGTAAAGCCGAAAAGACGGTGCGAACCGGTAGGAAGGCTAGGATTGGTTCGGCTGCTGCCGGAGTTGGTGCTGTTGCTTATGGTGCTGGTAGGCGCAGGGGAAGACGGCAGGGAGACGAGTATGAAGGAGAGGAAGAGTATGCTCGTGGAGAAGGGCGGGGGGTTGGTGGTCCTCGTCAGGGCTTAGGTCCTGTTGCGTACTGTACTTGCCCTAAGTGTGATTATAAAGTGAAGCATACCCCTAATAAACCTTGTCTTGATATGACTTGTCCTAAATGTGGGGCAAAGCTGGTTGGTACAGAGAAGAAACCTAAAGAGGCGGCTAAAGAAGAGTTTAGCAACCATATTTCTGAGCCTTTAAGAAATGCCAAGTTTGCCGCTGAAGTATTTCAAGATAGAGCAAAAAGGGTAGAGAAAATACTTAAGACGATTGAGTCGTAGCACATGGATACTATACAAAAAATTCAAGTTCAGAATTTAAAGAAGGTTGTAGGTCGCCTTGCAAGACGGGCTACTCTTTTGTCTATAGTTCGTCGTATAGGCCCAAAGGTATATTATACTTCCGGCGGTCTCCTTATTGGGGCTAAGGTAGCCAGTAATAGGAGAAGGAAAAGGAAGAAGAGGAAATGGGGGGGTGCTCCTTGGCGACATTTTAGTAAGGCTGCACTAATCTCGAAGCGTACGAGTGACTTGGTATTCAGTAAGATGATCGGGGAGTATGAAGATGGAACAAGTAGAGTTTGATTTTAAAAAGATTGTTAATGCGGGAGAAGTGAAAGAAGGGGATATATTTGCTATAAAGACGGAATATCGTTTGCATCCTGAGCAGTGTGTTAATTTTCGTAAATGTTTTGAGGAATGGTTTTCTGGGATGAAGACTTTGATTATTTTTTTTAAAGTGGGAGAAAGCATAGAACATATCTCTGAAGAAGAAATGAATAAAATGGGGTGGTATAGGAGGGATGATAGGGCAGGTAGCTGAAATACCCAAGGTTCTTCATAAAACCATTTATTGCTGTGGAGAATGCCCTTTTTACGGATATGTGCATTTACCTGGATTTCATAGTATAGGTAGTTTTATTGGATGTAGGGAGCGAAATATGTTTGTAACTGATAGCCAAGCTCCTCCTAAAAAATGTAGGCTACCTAATTTAGAAGATAATAGTGGATAAAGCTCATAATCCTAGACTAATAGCGACACAGCGATCTAAAAAGCCCTATAAGAAGATACCTACACAGAGAGTATCTTTAATTAAGTCTGTGATGCAGGCTGCACAAGACAATAGAAGCATCGTTATAAGCTACACGCGGGTTAGTGATGGGAAGCGAGTTAAGCGTAATTTAGATTATTATTCATTACGTTTGAGAAAAGCCGGGGGAAGGGTGCAACCGGTATTATTTGGGTATCATCCCGCACACAATAGTATTGAAATGTATGTCGTAAAGAACATTCACTGGGTCAAGCCCGGACGTAGGAAATATGAACCTATATGGCCCGTTGAGATTGGAGAGAAAGGGATAAAGAAGGGAAGGAGACAAATATCAGAGATTCTTGAATGGGTTCCTGCCGTTAAATATAAAAGGAGAATATATGTTGGGGGTGTAATGTGGGATCGTAGTTTTAAAGATAGACCTTATTTTAGAAGGGCCATGCACCATCCTGATATTATTAGGACATATTTACAGGATGAGATAGACAGGCTTGGATATGATGAATTTATTAAAGGAGTAACAAGGGGGTGGGTTGACCTTAATGGAAGATTTCATTCTGTGCAAGAAGTTAGGATAGGTAACGAAAAACTTGCTGCAAGAAAGCAAAGATTACAAAAGAAAATGGAAGCTGGCTATAGAAATAAGATGAGGAAAGGTGGAAATAGGCTTCAGCGTTTTATATGGAGAGATAAGCCAAGCAATAATTATGCCTTTAGAGGGGTATCATTTGTTGAACTAAAGAATATTTATAAAACTAAACAAATTAAGTCTCATGGTAAAATGAATATTTTTGATAAGGAACCAGGAAAAACGTATTTTTCTGATACGGCTGTAGTTGCTTCGAGTAGGGCGGCTGACTATAAAGGATACCTTTTAATACTTAAGAAAGATAAAAGATATTTAAATAGAGGGATAAGACATTGGGAGGACATGCTTTATTACACCCCCACCAAACCTGTCCCATCGTCTATTGTGAAGAGGGTTATAAAGTTTATTCCTCTTAGTGCTCCCGGTAAATGGCCCGAAGAGTGGTTTAGTTATGCTGATGTAACAAAGAGATTTAGGGATGGGTCTTTATTCAGTCGAAAGAAGAGAATAAGGAAAGTTTCTAATAAAACAAAAAAGATAAGGCAATTAGATAACTTTTTTGCTTCTCTTACAAGGGCGGTGAAGTATGGGCGTAGTGAAATATATCCAGCAAAAGACCCTTACGAAACTCACGAAGAGATTTTTGATAGGGTATATAGAATTGCAAGGGGCTCTAATGGAAAGGAGGGCTATGTTACCCCCACTGGTCGTTTTATTTCTTATTATCAAGCGTCTGTATATGAAAGAGAGTATGTTGAATTAGCTCAAGATTCTTCAATGGAATGGCCCATAGATACGGGGAAATATAAGGGGGTAAAAAACCTGTGGGAGCGTCCTAGGTCTTATAAGCGAAAGAAGAGAATAAAGAAGTCCCTTAGTGTTCCCGATGGTCCTAATATTTCTCCTGAAGGGAAAGCTTATACAATTATATGGGCAAATGGGAAGGGGCTAACTACATGGAAAACACGCAAGCAAGCCCTTCAATTTATTCGCATAAAAGGGGATGACGTAAACAGTTTTACTTATGGAGATAAAAAAGGTCCAAAATATATGGATGTTTCTCTTATTGGTAAGGCAATAATGAAGTTCCGTAGAATGCCGTGGCATTATATTGGAATGTTACAGAGGGCATTTGGGGGTGTATCCCATCATGTATTGGCAGTGGCGGCAAGGAAAGGTAAGCTGACTATAGAAAGGTTAGCCGAAGCAGGAATCCCTAGAGGTAAAGCCTCTTCAATTGTTGAATATCTAAAGAGAACAAGAATTCCCGGGAGAGTTAAAAAGCCTTGGGTTGCTTCATATTATCCCAAGGGAAGAGAAATTCACATGTCTCCTAATATTTTAGGGGGGAGAAAATGGGCGGCATATATACATGAAAATGCGCACGATATTTGGTTTAAGGTATTAAAGCCTAGAGAAAGAAAAATATTTACTAGAATAGTGCGTAGACATTATCCTGATTATTATAATGCAATTAAGGAAGGGTTAAAAGATAGCGGGTATAATGTGACACAAGTCCCTGGTGAATTTTTTGTTAGAGTAGTTGAAGCACGTAGCCGTTTTCCATCTAAATATAAAAAGCTTATTGGAGATGACCGGTTTTTCCCTAAGGTAATGAATTATTTCTTTACAAAATATCCCGCTTTATTAAATCCCCATAAATAAGAGGATGGCAATAGATTAATTAAATAAGGAGCAAGGTTATTATTAAAGAATGGGGGTTCTTTGAGAAGGTTGGTATATTGGACACTATTTTAGGGGAAACTAATAAGGAGCGAAAAATGGTTAATTTGGACGATAGAAAGTTTTTACAAGAATTGAGATACAAAGCTATTGCAAGAGCACACAATACCCCTAATTTAAGTTAGGTATGGGAGGAGGCTTATGAGGATTTAGCACAGGCGGCAGATAAGTTGGATGCAATGTTGGCAAGGAAAGTTATTATTGAGGAGAAAGAAGGATGAAGAGGATTTGTGTTGCGTTGTTGATAGTCATTGGTTTATTGGGTATGTCTGGCTGTGTTACACTTCAGGCACAGTTCGACGAGAAAGTTGATGTCTACGCAGATAGTATTGTTGAGGCTATCGGCCCTGAGCTAACTGATGCTATCATAACGGCGGCAGACAATGAGACCGCGAAAGCAATGGTCTTAGATTGGATTGAGGACAAGTGGCTCAAGGGAGACGATCACCCCGTTATTAAAGCGTTGCTATCTGAGGCCGCTGATATTGTTGTCAGAGAATTAAGACAGGCCGTTGAGAGACCGTAAAGATGTTTAAGAAGAAATGGGATAAAGGTCTTGTGGTCTTCGGGATACTATTCATTGTAATAGTTATAATCTGTGCCATTATTGGCATTTTTGACATTATAAAGCTTACTGGGGGATAAACCGTGAAAGATATATGCGCGTCATATTTATTGACCGCTGGGATGGTGGTTTTAACCTGCTTTCTTTTTCTAGGTTGTCAATCCAGCGGCCCTACCCTTGGGGACTCCCCACAAGCCCAGGATAGTAATTCAGACGTAGGATGGTATCAGGGGGTCACGACTAAGTTGAAGCTGGCCATACAAAACCCTAAAGTGCAACTAGGGACTGGGGCAACCGGTATATTTGCTATCCTTTTTTTAATATTAAGATGGTCGTTGAAGTTTATAAACCTTTTTGGTAAATTGACAGGGAGTATTGCAACTGCTGATAAGATTGGGATGGATCGTAAAGAGTTAGGGACACTTCTTAAGATATTTAAGCAGGGATTAAAGCCTAGTGAGCTTACATTCCTTGATAAATATTTGGTTAAGAACAAAAATAAGGTAAGTATAAAGGAGTAAGGTGATGGCGGTAGACCCAAGAGCGGAAGAGAATGTTGAGCCTGGGACAAGTCCCTCTCATTATGTTGAGCGTTTGACGAAGAAGTATTTAGAGAAGGTGCTTGGTAATAAAGACGTAAAGGGGGTTGTCGTTATCGCTGAGTTTCAAGATAGCGATGAGCCAGTTGTGAGGATATGGCCCTCTGCTTCAAGGTTATTTAATGTAGGGGCATCTATGGAACTTAATGCGTTTATCGGTGAGGATGATTTTAGGTTAGAGGGCGAAGATGAGGATTTTGAGGGAAGGTTGACAGATTTGGAGTTGCAAGGAGAAGAGGAAGGAGAATAATTAAGCATGAATGAGAGCCCCATATCTATAAAAGATGGCCTGTTAAACGCAAGAGATAGTAGGAGGAATATAGATTGCGGCGACATAAGATATGGGGCTTCTTTTTTATCTAAAGGAAGTTTGCGTAGAAAGAGAGATTTACAGATAAGGCGTCTTGAGTTATTCTTATTATCTCTTAGAAAAGCTCTTAATGTTGATGGACAGGTTATTGTGGGGAGCGAACATGAGAATCATTTACAAATAGCTGATAGAGTGGCTGTAAAGTTAGGGTATAAAGGGAGTGAAAGAGTTATTGATTTTGTGAATGGGTCAAGACGCGATGTGAATTTTGGCTTTGTAAATATAAGGACGGGGAAATGGATTGATGAAGATGCTGCCGTTGGGTTTGAAGGGAAGTATGCACGATTGATGGGAGTGGTTGGATTGCCGAATAGAAAGATTATAAGAAAGGCTAATAATAAGCTCCAGAAAGGTCTTTTACATTCAGGAGAGAAAGAGATTATCTTAAGCATCTGGAAGTGGCTTGAGAGGAATGGAGAATTTCAGCGTAGGATGGCTGAGATCATCACGAGGTATGGTTATGGGGGCATAGGGGGTAAGTTTGGCTCTACGGTCAAGCTATCTATGGGGAAAGCGATCAGGTTGGCTAGGGAGGCAGACCAACAACGGCTGATTGGCCTCAAGGTGTTGGCTCCTAGGGTAAGCTTCCTTGATAATGTTAGCAGAGATATGAAAAGGAGATATAAGGGGAATATAGAAACGATAGTAACTCTTCTTGGGAAGAGGAGAGACCAGTTAGTCAGTATTGCCGTTAGAAAGAAATATTCATAGGGTGACAAGATAATCTTAATGGAGCAAAACAATGGAAAAGGTAGAGACGGAAAATAAAAGATGCTATGAATTAAAAATAGGACAATTGCGTAAAAAGGTAAAGGGGTTAGTAAATGAGAGTGGACCCGAGGATGGCACCAGTGCATTAAGAGGGTTTGCCTTAGGTCTTGTTAATGAGATAGAGAGGTTAAGAGAAGAAATAAGGAGTAAAATTCCAATAAGATATTTAGCGGATGTAGACCTGGAAAGGATGGGGCATAAGGAGTTAAGAGATGCTATAATAAAGAGGGAGGTTGAGAGAAGTAAGGATAAAGCCAGAGGTAAGCCAGTTAGCGAAGAGGAGGGATTGAAGAACTTTCTTGCATGGTTTAAAGGAGAAACTAATTCACGTACAATACAGCTAATAATAGAAGATTTTATAGAGGCTCGTGACAGGATTTCATAGAATATATATACGGACAGTGGAGCAAAACAATGGACATGCAGGAAAGAGGGCACTTTTATAGGAAGGCATTCCCAAATTATCCACCCTTAGCGTATAATAATGGATGGTTATACGGGGTGTGGATGATAGGGAATAACTATAAAGGAACAGGATATTACGGGAGTTATCCTCCAGGCTATGTAAAGAGGGTGATGAGTTTATTTCCAGATATGAATAATGTTCTACATTTATTCTCAGGATCATTAAAGAAAGAAGACGTAGGGGAGAAGGATGTAAGGGTAGATTTACATGACGTGAAGAATGAGAGGACAGGAGAGGTTATACAGCCAGACGTGTGTTGTGACGTCCATAAGTTGAACAAGAGTATAGGGACAGAGGTATCCGATCTCATATTAGCCGATCCTCCTTACTCTGAAGAGGATGCTGCCCATTATGGTGTATGCTTAATTAATAGAAGAAAAGTATTTAAACAATGTTATAAGGTATTAAAATATAATGGTTATATGGTATGGTTAGATCAAGTATTTCCTATGTATAGAAAAGAATATTGGAAATTAGAAGGAACAATAGGGATTATAAGGAGCACGAATCATAGGGTGAGAGTATGTTTTATATTTAAGAAGTTAAAGGGAGAATAGTAATGTATGAGGAACTTGAAATAGGGATAATTGCTTTAATGGTAATAAGTTTCTTAGTAGGTATTTATATAGGTAGAAGGAGTAGAGATAAAGAGGTAGATAAGGTTAGGGGAGAGCTAAATAGGCATATATGGAATTCTTATATTAGACATGATTAATTACGTAGGGACTGACAAAGGAGAAGAGAGTAATGACTCGCCCAAATAAGCACATGTATTATTTAAACATTGCACATGAGGTAGCCAAGAGAGGAACGTGTTTAAGAAGGAACTATGGAGCAGTAATAGTTAATAATGACCAGATAGTTTCTACAGGATATACAGGAGCGCCAAGAGGACTTCCTAATTGCACAGACAGAGGAACATGCTTAAGGGAAGAGTTAAAAGTAAAGCCAGGAGAGAATTATGAGCTATGTAGATCAGTACATGCAGAGATGAATGCTTGTTTACAGACAGGGAGAGAGAAGTGTATTGGTGCAGCATTATACTTAGAGATGATAGAATCCCCTAAAGATAATGGGATGATAGAGGGTTCTCCCCGTATAATCCCTGAACCTTGTAGGATGTGTAAGCGAGTGATTATAAACTGTGGGATTACAACTGTGGTTACAAAAGGGATAGAAGCAAAAGCTGTTGGGAATAGAGAGTGGGTTGTTGTAACGTATGTTAAAGAATGGATAGATACAAATTTGTATGAGTTATAAGAAAAGGACGGTAAGTTAATCCCTGTTCAGGGTTTTGTGTGGAAGGGTAATAATGTATGATTTTGAAAAGATTGAACCTATGGTATTTTGTTTATCAACGGGAAGGACAGGGACTTTAACTCTGGAAAGGCTTTTTAGAGATAGTCCTGAAGCCCTATGTTGGCATGAACCCTTACCTCATATATCAGTATTTCCTTTAGATAAAACAAGGTCTTTATGGGACACAAGGACGCACTTATTTTGTCAATCTATAAAAGCGAATGTAGGATATGTAGAATTAGGCGCACACCTTACATTCATAGCCTATGAAATATCTAAAGAGCTTCCACAGTCTAAGTTTTTGCACTTAATCCGTGACCCAAGGTATTTTGTAAGATCAGGGGTAAGGAGAGGATGGTATAAGGCGGGTAGGATACATGCGGGTATGTGCCCTAAAGAAGGGGATATGTTTTATAAAGAATGGCCTCTCTTAGCAGAGTATGAGAGAGTTGCATGGAATTGGAGAAAGAGAAATGAGTGGATTAGAACATTTTGCGAGACATTACCGAAAGAAAGGCATCTTACATTTTACTCTGAAGACTTATTTGCAGGGAATAGATTAGATGTCCTTTCAAACTTCTTAGGGCTATCTCTCCCTTGTGGAGAAAATACAGGGAAGATATTATCTTGCCCCCTTAATAGTCAGAGCGAAGGAGAGTTCCCTAAAGTTAAAGATTGGAGCATAGAGACAACGAATAGGGTGTTGAGAATAGTGGAAGATGAATTAGTAAACTATACCAGATATGCTCACTTGTTAGTTAGTCCTATAATAGAAAAAGAGGAAAAATAATGCACCTTCTTGATGCCTTTAAAATTAATCCCTGTGTAATAGGGTTGTCTACAGGGAGATGTGGGACGATGACATTAACGGACATATTTAAAGATGCCCCTGAAGCATTTGTTTACCACGAACCTGGTCCTCAAATGGATGGTGGACTGAATACATTTTATGGTCTTGGGGATATACCCCATAATATTGATAATTGGCTAAAGTCAAGGGAAGCCTTATTGGTTAAATCTATTTTAGCTAAAAAGGGATATGTTGAACTTGGAGGCAGGAATGCGTTTAGGTGTTATGAAGCGAACGCCTGTCTTCCTCACTGTAAGTTCCTACACATAGTAAGAGACCCAAGAGCTTTTATTCGTTCTTGCATGAGAAGAAAATGGTATACCCCTTATGTTGGGGATAGGAGAGAAGGCTATAATATGTCTATGTTTCCAAATAGAGATGACCCTGATATTGAGCTATGGCCTAAGTGAGGGCCATTCGAGAAAGTATGTTGGTATTGGAAGAATAGAAATAGGTTTATCCGTGAGTTCTGTAATAGGGTAGGGACAGAGAGAAGTTTATTGTTTTATGCAGAACATATATTTGCGGGAGAGTGTTTATCCAGTCTAGCAACATTCTTAGGGTTAACGCTACCTAGCGGAGAGAAGATAAGGGCTGTTCTTAGTGACAATTATAATAGGCAGAAGGAAGGTGAATTTCCTAAGCCTGAAGATTGGCCTAAGGATATGGTAGATACCGCAAATAATATCATAGGGGATGAGTTAGATCATTACCCTCTTTATTGGGCAATTAACGATAGGTAGAATGTTATGATGGAATATAAAGAGAGATTGGGGGGGGCGAATATGACTGTCTTTCAAGGTTTAACTATCGTATGGGGCGTAGAGAGCGGTAACGTCTTAATACAATGAAGTAGTAAGACGATAATCTTAAAGTAGCAATCTGTAAAATAGTTATATAATTAGGAGGACATATAATGCCAGTTTTCGGTTCTGGGGCAGTTCGTATTCCTGAAGCAGCCAAGTGGCATCTATTATTTTGGCTATTAAGCGATTTATACACAGGGGCAAAAGGACCCGCTATGAGGGAGAAACTGGAGCGTATTATAGATCGCGTTCAAAGGCGCTATAATACAAGGAAAGTCTCCATTGATGGTGACTTAAAGAAAGTTTCTATCCTTGGTGAAAGCCCTATAACTGCTTTGCATGAGTTGATGGGTGTATTTAATAGACATAAACTCTCTAAGCAGCAGATACAGTGTGTATTCAGCCAATTAAATAAGCCGGAAGAGAAGGTTAATCTTGTAAAAGACTTAATTGGCGTAGATACTGATGAAGATAGAATGATATTAAAATGTGTTGCAACCGTAGCAGGGGCTAAAGGGAAGGTAGAAGAGTATGCTAGTGGTAAAATAGGGGTTTTTGCTAGTAAACAGGGAAAGAGATTAATTGACTATATTGCTCGTAAGAGTCCTAAGAAGGCAGCGGAATTGGCGCGGACTCTAAAGGATGCGAAAACTATCGGTAGGACGACAAGAGATGTTGCAAGACGCCATAAATATACAACAGGGGCAATAGCGGGTGTTGCCGGAACATTGGCTGTTCAAGCGGGTAGACGTAAAAGACGGCGTAATGAATACGAGGAAGAGTATGCTGGAGGTAAACTGGGGGTCTTTGCTGGGGAACAAGGGAAGAGATTAATTGAGTATATTGCCCGTAAGAGTCCCAAGAAAGCAGCCGCTCTTGCACGTACGCTAAAGGACGTAAAAACTGCCGGTAAAGCAACTAAGCGCGTTATTAGACAGCATAAGTATACATCTGGGGCTGTAGGTGGGGTTGCTGGAACATTAGCGTTGCAAGCTCATGCCCGTAGAAATAAAAGGAATTATGAGTATGAAGAAGATGATGGACTTTCTGTGGTTAAAGCTTCTCTTGGCCGTATAGCAACAAGATTAGGGCGAAGAGGAAAAGCCATACGTTCATATAAATCAACCAAGTTGGCTAGAGCGGCGAAACAAGCTGAGTGGATGAGAAGGGGGAATGCCCTTGAAACCCAGAGATGGGCAGGAAGGGTTGTTGACGTAAAGAGGAAGGAAAAGGCCGCTCGTAGGCGGCTTATTGCTTCTGGAGCGGCTGCTGGTGTAGGAGCTTTAGCGTTAAGGCGTAAGAAAAAGAAACCTCGTGAAGAGTATGAATTGGCTAGTAGGTTACGCAGAATTCTTCCCTATTTACGTGGGATAAGTCGTAAAAAGAAGTTAGCTGCATTAGCTGTTAGCGGTATTGGAGGGGCAGGGATTGGTACTGCTGCCTCAAGGCGCAGGAAAGATGAGCCTTTAGACTTAGATTACTTACATTATTATTATCCTGGTATTTATGATGATGAGTTGGGAGGGATATATGAGAACGAAGAATATGCGGGTGGCAATAAAGTATTTACAGGCACGCGAATAGGGTCCTCTGGGAAGACTGTTCATGTTGTTCGTGGGACACCCAATGCTGGTCGTGCAGGGAGAGTGGCATCCGCTAAAGCTGCTTATGCACAAAGAAGGACGACGACCCCTCAAGCTCCTCCAAAGGCAATGAGCCCCGCAAGGATGGCAAGAAGGACAAGATTGTCTTCGAGAAAACTTAGCACACAAAGCGTTTCTCCTGGCTTTGGGCATACGAGGGCGCGGGGAGCTAGGGGAACGCCTGTACGGCGACGTGGGGGCTCTTCTACGGGGACTGGAGCTAGAAGTGGGGTGCGCGTTTATAAGCCTGGGTTGACTCGTCCAATGGGAAGAGGGGGATTTAGGCGTTATACAGGAGAATTAGACAACCTAAAGAAAAGGATGGATGGCATATTAAAGAAAGTGAATAATATTGATGAAACCTCAATTAGAAAACAACAGCCCGATTCTACGTGGAGTCCTGGAGAAGGAAAGGAAGGGACGCCTATTCAAGAGGTTAGTCCTGCTAAATTAAAATGTTCTCAGTGTGGTTTTGTTGTTGACCTAGATAAGTCAAGGTTAAATGAGGTGGTTAGTTTAAGGTGTAGTCGATGTGGCGCTTTTGGGTCAATGAAATTAATTGGAATGGGAGAACAGGAAACACCGCCTACGACTGAAGGTTTACCTCCTGTAGGTGGAGAAGCTCAGAAAAATTCTGTTAATGTAGAAAATGAAGGAGGGATGGCTAAGTTGGTTGGATTTATGGGCGTAAAGAAGTTTGGGGAGGATTAATAATGCCCTGGACAACAGAACAGATGCGTCAAAAGGGGGCTAAAGATAATCCAGCTCAAGCTGCGAAAATAGCAAATGCAATTCTTCGTGATACAGGAGATGAAGCAAAAGCTATTCGCATAGCCTTATGGAAGACGAATAAGAAGTCTAAGAATAAACTTAAAAAAGTATCCACTTATGGCCCTATACAGACATCGACTATGCACGAAGGGTTTAGGAGAGATGTTTTATTAGAGAAACTTCCTTCATCTTTACGTGTATTATTAGTTGGATATTTTGTAGGCAGGGTTGGATTGAAGAGGGTATTGAGCGGAATAAGGAAGTCATGGAATATTCTTCCTATGCCGGTTAAAACGGCATTAATGGCTGCGCTTGGTGTATATTATGTAGCCAATAAATCTAAGAAGGAGTTCTCTAAAAGAGTTAATAAAGAGCGTGAATTTAAGAAAGCTGCATTGTCTTTAGGTAAATTTACTAAACTACAAAAAGAGGGTCAAAGAGGTCGTTCAGGATGGAGGTCTGATGATCCTCTTAATCCTCATACAAAGGGCTCTCAAGGAGGAAAGAAGGGGTCTCGTAAGAAAGGGGAGAAGCCCCTTCCAAGCCAGCGCAGGGAGTATGGAGAGCGCACAGGCTATGGAATACGCAGGGTTCCAAAGGGGACATTGTCTACACTTGGATATATGGCTGAGAGGGCATATTTAGCGGGGATTGAAGGCTTTGGAGGTGGAGGGGTTAAAGAAGTAAGAAGAGAGTATAAGCGAGTCCGTGAATTAAATCAGAGAAGGCGTAGAGAGGAGATAGAGCGGAAAAGCAGGACCCAGAGAGAAAAATATGTTGACGATGATTTAACGGGAACATTAGGATTCGTTGTACGGGGGGTAAAGCTTTTTGGAAATAAGCCTGTTACCCCTGAAGATAGAGAGAAATGGATTTCACAAAAGAAAGGTTTCTCAAAAGAGTTTGATCGAAGAAGGAAGCAACTTGGAAGAGACGTTAAACAGGTTGTGGCATCCGGTCTTGAGGGGGCTGGTACAGGAGCTACCGTAGGAATTATATGGGGGGCTATGAAGGGGTTACAAGATAAGGTGCGTAGACATCCTATATTAAACCCTCTTAATATTGGAGTAGATAGAAGGATTTTAGAGAGTGAGATAAAAAACTATAGAGCAATGAGAAGGGGGAATGAATTAAGTCGTCTTGAAGATATTAAACAAGAAAGAAAGAGTGAACAAGGAAGGGAGAAAAAGCGTAGGAGAAGGGGGCAACAGCCTCGTGATATGGAAGCAATGGAGGCTATGTGGAATTCTCAAGAAAAGAGGTTGACAAGAAACTTTATGGAGGCTGGGACTAAAGGGAAGGTAAATAAGCCTAAGTGGTATCAAAGAAGATTTGGTAAAATAAGTAAATCTTCTACATATATTGGGACTATATGCGATGTAAATGAGTTGATAAATAAGTTAGCCTCTAGCCCTGTTGGGCAAAATATTAATAAGGCTATTTCTTCTCATCCAGTAAGTGATTTAATGTTGACAAGGGAGGACTTAGGGCATAATTTAAAGCCATATAGGTATAAGCGTAAAAAGAAGCGAGTTAAAAGCGAATATGAATATAATGACGGATATGGCAACGAAGATGATGCTGATTATAGTAATTTTAGGAGAGATACATTAAGGGTTATACGAAACCTTGCTCAAAAGAAACCATCTGACCTTGCAAGGGGGGCCTTAAAGGTCTCTGGCAACAATATAGATATGGCATTTATGTATTTATATGAAAGAATCGGTAAACTTGATTCTGCTAAGAAGTTATTTGTTCGTACTATTAAAAATAAATCTTTTGAAAACAAAAGTGAAGAAGGGCAAACAAGATATGCTATAACATTGGCCAATGAATTGCAGGGGAAGTATATACGAGCTATGAAAATAATAAGGGCAGTTGGGGATAAAAGAAGAGAAGAGTACGAAGAAGCAGGCGATCATATTCTTACAAGGCAGCAAATGGGAGGGCGGCTACCCAAGATGCCTTATGATAGGCGGAGAAGGCGTATATTGAGGCATCGTAAACCAGAAGTGATAGAGGAAGAAAGGCGCAACAGGACAGAGGAATATGAATATGAAGATGACGATTTTAGTGAGATTAGGAGAAGCACCTTAAGGTCCATAAGAAGACTTGTCCAAAAGAAACCATCTGAATTTGTAAGGGCAGCCTTACGCGAGAGTGAACACGACGAAGATGGTGCATGGATGTCTTTATATCAAAGAATGAGTCAGCTTGAGGCCATTAAAAAGGAGTTTATTGTTGACCTTAAAGCTAAATCATTTAGGGATAAAAGAGAAAAAGGGCAAATAATGTATGCTTTAGCTTCTATCAATGAATTACAGCAAAAATATCTGAAGGCTATAAAGCTACTAAGGAAGATTGGAAGAAAAAGACGTGACAATAATTAATAAGCTAAACGTGGAGTAATAAATGGCTAACATTTTAACAAGAGTTAAGAGCGGTATCCAGAAAGCGTCTATGGTGCGCGTGGGGAGGACTGTCCCCGCCCCTAGAAAGGGGGGCGACCTTCTTTCTTCGATAATGGACTCTGTAGCTTCCGCTGGGAGGGATATGGGGCAAGGAAAGCGCGAAAGACCTAAAATTCTTGACTTTAAAACGATTGAAACATTAGCTCATTCTGACCCTCTTGTTTTTGCGATTATGCAAAGCCGGAGAGATCAGATAAAGTTATCAGAATGGGATGTCGTTCCAGATGTAGATGAAATACTTTCTGAATTAGATGAGTGGAAAGAAGTCTCCCTTATCCAATTAAAGCCCTTTGCTTCCGACCTTATTACTCCAAGATTTTTTAGATTGTCCAAAGAAATATTTGAAATAGGACAAACCCAAATTAATAGAGTCCTTAGGGATAAGACTCCTACCGTAGATAAAAAGACGAATATTAACATATTATTCGATGTCCTTGAGAGAAGGGTTAAGGATGAGGCAGTTAATATTTCCATCCCCATACGTGATCTTTTAAAGAAACCAAGCGATGACTATACTGGACTGAAACCCCTTCTTTTAAGGGTGGTGGATGACATTTTATTATATGATGCAGGGGTTATTGTAAAGAATAACAATTCTGCCGGAAATAAGTTGGCTGAGATATATGATATTCCTGGGGAAGAATTGGTTGTTTGTAGAAATGCCGATAGGTCGATCCCTAAACCTCCTGATACCGCTTTTGTGTGGAATAACAAGCAAGAGGATATTGCTGAGTTTACGAGAGATGAGATTGTTTATTTTGTAAACAATATGCAGCCACATTTTTACGGGTTTGCTCCGATTGAGGTTATGGCATATGTCATAACGACAAGTCTGTATGCAGATCAGTATAATATTGAGTTCTTCAAGAATTCAAACATCCCTCCCATGATTATTAATTTAGGGAAAGACGTAAGGCCCGAAAATAGAGTCGCTTTTCAGAGATTTTGGAATCAAGAGATAGGGCGCAGGGGAGCTATTCATCGAGTTATGTTTGTGAGTGGGACAGAAAAGATGGATAGCATTCCCCTTACGATGGGGACGAATAAAGATATGCAAATGTATGAATATCTTAAATGGTCTACATCTATTAAATGTGCTTGCTTTCAATTATCTCCTCAGGATGTTGGGTTTACTCAAGACCTTCATAGGACAACCGCAGAAGTCCAATATAAGATTACAAAAGATAGGGGATTGCGCTCTATTTTGACTTTGTTTGAAGATGGCCTAAATGATGGCATTGTAAAGCCGATGGACAAAGCCGGAATGGTAAAATTCAAATGGCTTGGGTTAGACACAGTAGACAATTCACTCCAGACAGATATTGATAATGCAGACATAAATAATGGGGTTATATCAAGAAACCAGAGACGTAGAAGGCTGGGGTTAAGGCCCATAAGGGGAGGGGATGTTATCTTGGTCCCTGGCCCTCAAGGGAATATGATCCCCATTGAAAGCCTTGAAGACTATAAAGAACAGATGGAAATTACAGGAGATATTGAGGAAAGTCAAACGACAGAAGAACAAGCGGGGCCGGAAGAGAAGCCTGATAAGAATAATAAATCTGTTCGCTCTTCCGCTAGGGAGGTTGCTGGGACGAGTTCTCCAAAGAGGTCTGCTCCATCCTCTTCTCGCAAGCAACCTCCCTCTAATAAAAAAGAAAAAGGTAATAATAAGAAAGAAGGTAAGAAAACAAAAGTAACAAGTGAAAAGAAGATAAAGAAAGTATTAGACGATGTTAGGAGAGAAAGTGGAGGGGATAGCCTTGTAAAGATTAGTTATATCAAGAAACAAGACCCCTATTTTACTGATTATAACTATCCAGCAAGACCCATGATGGGAGGCCCTTTAAGGCCAATGAGATATCCTTATTCCCAAAGAGGACTTGGGCCTTTAGACGAAGAAGAGAAGCCCGTACAGGCGGCTATACGCAGAAGCGTTGTAAGGGGGATTGCTGAAGGAGTTACCGAAGGGAAAGACAAGGAAGAGTTTGACCCAACAGCACAAGAACTTGAGAGAGTAATAGAAAGTGCTGGGGCAGGAGAAAGTAATTGGCTTACAAGGGCTATTATAGGTATTGTTGGGGTACTCGGGATTCCTGTCGCATCAAAATATGGCGTTAGGATGGGAAGAAAAGGGGTTGCTAGAATTGCACATCTAACCCTTAAGGCATTATTACGTAAGTATCCATCCGTTAGAAGGGTGATTGCCGGGAAACCTGTGCGCAAGAAAAATCTGATTTCAGCAATATTAATGTCGTTAGCGGGTAAGCATCACTATCTTGGAAAATATACTACTGCCTATGAAATAAGAAAAATAGAGGAAGAGTTAGAGAATGGGTAAGAGAATAAAATTAGAGCTATCTCAACCCGAGAAAATATCCCCCTCTATTATGAAGTTTATAGGGGCGGATGCTATTACTACCCCCGATCTTTATCCTAATATAGTAGCAATGGAAATGCCTTTAGTTAATTTTTTACATTTGGTAAAATTGGCTAAGGGGGCTAAACCTAAAGACATTGCTTCCGGTCCTTATTTAATCGTTAATAGGGACAATATTATATTTACTGGGAATAAGTCAAAGCAGGAAGCTTATCAAGACTATATCAGAGCGGTAGATATTATATCTCAAAGGGCAGATGAAGATTTGCCTCGTGGTATGATAAAGCGAACTGCAATGATAGTCGCTAAATATAATCTTCCGGCATTTCTAATTAGTCGTTTCGGTATAAAGAGGAAATGCTATGCGCACGCTTCTTACTTAGTAGATGAGAATAAGTTCAGCGTTGTCCCTGAATACTTTATTCGCTTTGGCGTTATAAATATGTTGGGGCAGTTTGTAGGAGAGTTTGAGAAAACTGTCTTACATGAATTTGGGCATACGATATGGTACCAGTTGCTTGACGATGAAATGAAAAGAGAGTGGGAGAGGATAGCGCCTGCGTTCCTCGATACGGACGCTGTGTTGGCGTCTGAGCGGAAGGAAGACTACTACCGGTCCACCAGTGCTAATCTGGCCGGAGAAGCTATTGAGAGCGATTTCTACACAAATAGAACGGCTCCCTTTGTTAGTGATTATGCAAGGTTTAACATACGAGATGACTTTGCAGAGAGCTTTGCATTTTATAAGATAGCGCCTGTGCAGTTTAATAAGAAGTTCCCTCGAAGATATAAGTTCTTTCAAGTGATTGAAAAAGATATAATGCCAAAGAAGGGAGATGTATTTAAGAAGTCCAATAAAGAGGTTATAAATGTTGATACTGGAGAGGAATATAAAGTAACTCCATTTGTGGATGTCCTTTTGCAACATAATAAACATCGGAGGCAGTTAGCAAGCAAATTAGAGAGAGACATTCGTTTATTCGTGAGAGAGCAAGGGCTTGGAATAAACTCTATAAAGACAATTGTTATATATGATGATTATTCAAAGAGTGCTAATGGGTTGCCTGAGCTTATTAAGTCAATAATATGGTTGCCTGGATTAAATGAAAAGAAAAAAGATAGATGGAGCTACAGTTCTCATTTTACTATTTTTAGGGATAAAGAAGATTTTGAGAAAGAAGTATTCAGGGCTCTTGATTTGGGGACATTCCTTAGCCCTAAAGCACTTGTAGTTGAGAAAGCTGGAGAGTCTACGAAGTCTGAACTTTATGGGATGTTGCCCGCTGTGAAGGTAGGGAGGCAAGTATATTCCGGGGATTCTACCGATATGCACTACCACATTATAAGAGATTATGGTTTATATGGGAGGCTTTTTTATGCAAAAGGTTTACGGGCGATAGAAGGGTTTATCTTAAGGACAGGCCGTTTTATTACAAGACCTCAGGCAGAGAAAATGGATAGAGATTTTGTTTTACGGGATGATAAAGAAAGATTTAATGCGTATTTTGATTTCCCTCCAGGTGAAGGGTTTGGGAAATTTTCTAAAGCCAAGACAAGGTTGACAAGAAAAGACCTTATGGGGATGAGACCTGCTGTTAAGATGGGAAGGAAGATATATACCGGTGGGCCGCTTGACCTTCATCACGATATTGCAGTAAGATATGGCTTGAGAGACCCTTCATGGCGGGGGTTTGTATTGCCTACGGGAAGATTTATTACTTACCGTGAGGCTAAAAAGGCTGATGCGGATTACCTAATGGAAGATGAGGTTAAGCGCGTTGTCGCTTGGAGTGAAAAACACAAATTTTCTAAGTCAAGAAAGAAGATTACAGAAAAAGACCTAATAGGTATGAGGCCAGCTATTAAAGTTGGAAGGAAGATATACCTTGGAGGCCAATATGATTTTCATATAGATATTTGCATAAAATATGGACTATTAAGGGGGGTTAAGAAGGAATATGGGTATGTATTACTTACGGGAAGATTTGTTTCAGCAAAAGATGCCAGAGGGATTGATGAAGAATATGTTGATGAGGACGAATTAAGAAGGGTAAGAATTTCTAGGAGATGGGGTAAATTATCCAAGCGTAAGAAACCTGAAAAAGATATTAAGTTTAAGAAACCTAAAGAAGTAGCTTATGTTTCAGGGAAATATCGTTTTGGTATGGATCAGTATCATTCATTCCGTATAAAGTTTGGAAAACAGTGGTATGACATTGTGACCAAAGAAGGATTTCCGAATAAGGGGGCAACGAAGGCATTATTTGTAAAATCGAATCCTCCTAAATCTGGGAAGGTGAATGTGGGGGGAAGAAAAGGGCAGTATACGAGGACGAAATTAGGGCTTGCAGAAGTAGAACGATGGGGATGGAGAAAAATATTTAGGGTATTAGGAGGGGCCTACAAGGGAAGGTATATTGCTGCCGGGAAACAATTGAGGCGCATAGAAGAGCCCGCTTTTACCGCTAAATATCTTCCGATAAGACCTAAGGGCATTCCTACGAAGAGGATGATTGCGGATAAACGCTATGAAATGATCCCTGAATCGGGAGGGCAACATGTTTATATTTATACGACGCCTACTCAAAATCGTATTATCTCTTATAAAAAGAATAAGAAAACAGGGAAGTACATAGATAAGACTAATTATCTTAGTGCCGTAAGAGATTATTCATTACCCGTTGGGAATGTTATTGAAGCTCAGGTTTTCTCAAGAGATGCTAATACAACGAGAAAGGTGTTTGGAACCAACCTTGTTAGAAGCAGGGTAGCCCAGAGAGAGTTAGGGATGCCAAAGGTAATGGCTACTGACATCATTCAGTATGCCGGGAGAGATGTTCGCTCTCTTCCCTATCAGACCAGAAAAGCTTTATTGAAGAAAGTAGTCCCGGATTATAAGTATTTATTTAAAGCTCCAAGTTGGAGAGCGGATAAGGTTAGAAAATTAAAAGAACTTAAGAAAATTGGTTGGAATAGAGTTGTTTTTAAAGATCGCTTAAGGCCGTTATCCAGAAGAGATGTTTCGTATTGGGACTTTAGCGAAAAGTGAATGGCTAAACAGTTTCTCCCATCAGGTCGATAATATAAACGTGGAGGTATGATATGGGCGCTCCAAGAGATGCAGACATTAAACAAAAAGATACTGATCCTATTAGGGTTGAGCAAACGGGAGAGCATGATGCCGTTTGTGAACATGAAGATGGGTCTGAATTTGAATTTACGTTCCCAGGAAAGTTTCCTTCTGAAATAAAAAACAGTAAAGGGAACCCCGGAAAATCTAAACTATTTAGTGGCATTGGAGAAGGGGACTTAGGAGGCTTTGCGGGGAAGAAAACTTTTGTATTAAGAGGGGGAGAATTGGTTGAAGCGTAACTATCGGGATATTTTGCACAGGAAGGGAATATATGGAAGTTATTAAGAGCTATAGAGCCCCAGCAGGCGCAGGACAAGAATTCAAACAATTTGTTCCAATTACAAAAGTAGATGATGAAAAGCATATGGTTTTCGGGGTAGCCACTGCTGATGGTCTTGATGAACAAGATGAGGTTGTTGAATGGGAAGCGACTAAGGAAGCGGTTCCTGAGTTTAAGAAGTGGCGCAACCTTAGAGAAATGCACCAGAATAAAGCTGTTGGCACAATCCCAGAACTTCAAATTAATGATACTGAGAGGTCATTAGAAATTGGAGCCCACGTTGTTGATGGTGAAGCATGGAATAAGGTTAAAGAGGGGGTTTATAAAGGATTTAGTATTGGAGGGAAGGCCCTCGATAAAGTGAAGGAATATAGCAATAAGTTTAATAAGACAATTAGTCGTGTAACTAAATATCTTTTAAATGAAATTTCTCTTGTAGATCGTCCTGCACATCCGAAATGTGTTTTTACAATGATGAAGCGTGGTAATGATGATCTTATTACGCAAGATATTTTACAGCATGAGATTGTGCAGAAATCTAAAGTTCTTACTAGTCTATTGGCGAAAGTAATGTCTGATGAGGCTATTGCAGAGCTACCTAATAACAAATTTGCACTTGTTAAGAGGTATAAGAGGGATGACGGAATACACGAGGAGTGTATTTTACCTATTCCAGATAAAGTTCATGCAATGAGCGCGCTACAGTTCTTAGGGAAAATGGGTCTTACCGAGTCTGAACAGAAAAAAGCTCATGGGCGAATTATAAAAGTCCTGGGTGCTAGTCACGATCCGTTGAATTGTTCGTATTGTGTTAAACAAAGAGTTAGAAGTACTGGCTTAAGTAAGGAGGAGTTGATGAAACGTAATGATGTAGCTCGGGCAAAGAAGATTTTACAGCAAATTGCTTCAAGCGAAGAGAGTGAAGCTTCTGTGCCCAATGAAGATTATGTGATTGAAGACGAGCCTCTGGCTGAGGCGACTGAACATGAGCCTGACACAACTGAAGAGGATACTCGATTTGTTCAGGAAAGCGAGGAAGGGGATAGTGACGAAGGGCTCTTCGATGATGTTGATGATCTAACGGGTGAAGCTGATGACAGTCTGCTTGACCGTTATGATGTTGACGATGCGAGAAGCGACGAAGAGTATGAAGATGATGGGGTGAACAGGCTTTTAGATGCCCTTGAGGAGGAACTGGAGGGCGAGGAGTCCTCAACTGTTGGGAAATCTTGTGCTTATTGTGGAACTACCTTGAAACTTCTTCATTCTGGGCAGTTTCAGAAAAATGAGGCAACCTGTCCTGGATGTGGTCAGTTGTACAAGCTGAAGACAGGGCAGTATAGCGAAGTAAGTTCTCCGGCGTCGCTGAGGAAAAAAGGTAATGCTAATTCTATGATGATTAGAAAGTTTGGCGATATTCTTGAGGTCCAAACTGGTTTAGCTGATGCTGTTGCCGCTTTGTCGGAGAAAATTGATGCTATTGAAGGGGCTCCTGGTCCTCGTAAGGGGGCTGAGGATACAAGGCAGAAAAGACCTATGAATAAGAGTAGCATTGATGGGTCTGAGGACGATGTTAATAAGTCTCAAACTCCCTCTCCGGCAGAGATTCAAAAGGCAGTTGGTATTAGGCAAAAGATTAATGCAGGAGAAGCCGTTCCTGTTGCGGACAGAACATTTGCAGAAGATGTCTTAGACAGGAAAATTAAGGCTAAGGTTACGTAATATATTGATCTGAGAAAGATTAATATTACATTGCGAATATAATGCGGAATATCGGGATTCGGTTATATTCTTCCAGGGGCGTAGAAACCCCGTGCGTTCTTTGACAACTTTATTGACAGTAAGGAGGTATGTTATGAATACTGGTAGTCCTCTTTCAGTTGGGATGACTGATCCCCTGGAAGTGCAGAAGGTCGTTAGTGATTTGCAGAAGGCGATATCGTCCACTGCTGTTACCGGCCTAATGTTGGTAAGAGAAGACCTTCAGGACGAAATGGCTCTTGCACTGCCTACCGATACTCCGATTAGAAATCGTTTACGTCGATTTCCGGGTAACGGTGATGCGCACGCTTGGTATCAGCTAACCGCCACGGTTCACGCCGAAGGTAGGTTTGCTGGGACTGGGCCTCATGCAGGCTTTTTCGCGGCTGGAGGCTTACCTACGGCTGTCCAGGCTAGTTACAGGTATATGAGTGCTCCCTACGTTTCACTCGGTGATATTGCGCAAGTTACGTTTTTCGCTCAGATGGCGGGTAAGAGTTATGCAGATAATAAGGCTCGCCAGGTGAAGATGAAAATGCTCAATGTTGGCCTAATGGAGGAGTGGGCGATCATCAATGGGAATAGCACTTATGATACTGGCTTGGAGTTTGATGGTTTTAATCGTCTTATTACTACTAATACGACGGACATGGCAAACGCACCGATTACCTTAAGTGCTGTGTCAACGACGGCTCGGTTAGTTGCGAATCTTGGTGGGAAACCGCAGTTTCTTGCGTTTTCTTTTCGTGATAAGCAAAACTTTTCTGAGTTAGTGTTGACGGGCTATTATAGGCTCTTTCAACAGCAAGGGGGTGGGTTGGCTGATGTTCCGTCTGGTATTTCTGTGAACCGCTGGATTTGCGATTTTGGGATCATTGATATTATTGGAAGCAGGTTTATATATCCGGCAACCGGGTATACTTCTAATAATGCGTATCTTATTGACGATGCAACGATTACGGATGACGGTAATGCCGTAGCGATGGTTGATTTGATGCCGGTGTCTTCAATTGATCTTGCAATCGTTAATACCAGCTATCGGACTCTGGTTGCAGAGTTCTCAGTTTTAATGATGACCGTTGAAGTCTTTCAGGCTAAGATCATCAATATTGGAGCGTAATAGAGCGACCCAATAAGGCTTGAAAGAAGATTGTTTATAAAGAAGGTTTTTCGGGACACCTTTTTTATTTTTTACATTGATTTATTCGGAGTATTTTAATGAAAATATATTCACTCTGGGAAAATGGGGTTACGATTATTCGTGGTAAGAGTTTTGAGTTTACCAATCATATATGCTATGTACCAGACGAATATATTTTTGATTTCTTGGTTGGTGGCCAGTATACATTCCTATTAAAAAATCCAAAACCATTAATAGAAGCTAAAAGAGGTCTTTTTATACGAGATATAGGACTTGGAGATATTCTTCTTTGCACCCCTCTTCTTAGAGAAGTAAAGAAAATAAATCCTGCCATTAAATTAGATTTTATGGTTCGTGATAGGTATAAAGAGTTATTTAATGGAAATCCTCTTGTCAATAAAGTAATTGCGATGAAAGACATTTCTACCGATTTATTAAATGAATATCAGTGGTTTATTAAATTAAATCAAATAGAGTTTGTTGTCGGGAAACATGAAAGCGAACATCGAGTAGATATTTTTGCAAGTTGTATCCCTGAAATAAAGTTGCCGATTAAAGATAAGTCTCTTATATACAACGTAGCAGAAGAAGAAAAGGAGTGGGTAAGAGGATACATTAAGACCCGTAGAAGTGTTGTTGGCGTGGTGTTGAGAACAACTTGTGACAACAGAAACTTAAAATATTCTGTTATTAGCGACATTGTTAAGGCTCTTTGTAAAAAAGGTATATTATGTTTGTTGATAGATCATCAACAACAGCAATCTATGTCTCCTGTAGATGGTTGCCTGGACTTAACTGGAAAATTAACAGTGCGTCAGTTGGGCGCTGTGATAGATAGGTGCGACGTATTATTTACTCCTGATACCGGGACTTTTCATTTAGCGTCCGCAATTCCTGGAGTAAAAATAGTTAGTTATTTTGGGGCTATCGATTCTTTATTAAGAATTACTGCCCCTGAGAGGACTAAAGTTATTTATAAAGAAATTGAATGTTACCCGTGTAATTCTTATTCATGTAAAAACCCAAGATGTATATGGGAGATTCCAGCAGAGACATACGTTAATTCAATCTTAGGTAGCTTAAAGGAGAAATAATGCCCCCTGTGAAATCTGGACTTTGTGAGTCTCACAGTGAATTAGCGAGAGAAGTAACGGCAGTTTCTACATCACTGACATTTGTTCTTGGGAGGATACAAGAGGTAACAGAACGATTTTCAAATGATGTTGGCAGCATAGCTGATAAGATGGGCGTTATCGAAAGAAATTTTGCTAGAGAGATGGAGAAGAGAGACGAGGCGCATGTAGCAACTATGGAGAGGCTATCTACCCTTGAGGTAAATAATTCCGTTAGTAGGGTAAAGCTTGCATTTATTGGGGCAATTGGAGGATTGACTGCAAGCGGAATTGTTACCATTGTTGTTTTTATTTTTATTAAATCAATACTTAATGGGGCATAGAAGTGAGAATTCGGGCACGCTCGGGACAGCGGAGCATTTTCCTTAACGGTAAATTTTATTCTATGGATGATCGCACTTTTATCACAGTAGATGATGAGGTGGGGGCTAAACTTCTATCTATTAATCCAGACATATGTTTACATCGAGATAATTTACCAAAGGGAGTAGTGGCTCCTATATTGACGACAAAAGATTCTCCTATCTTTGTGGTTATTCCCACAAGAGGGAGAGCAGATCATTTAAGAAAAACCCTTAAAGAGGTTATAAGTCAAAATCCTGATGGAATTATTGTTATCAATGATGGAGCGCAAGATAATACGGATAGCGTTGTGGCCCTTCATGGGGATAAGGTTAGACTTATTAAGAACCCTGGCAGGCTTGGGATAAATGCCTCTCGTGGAGCGGGGAATGGATGTGTCCCAGACAATGGGATTGTTGTTGAGCTTGATGACCATGATTTACTTTTACCAAATGCTTTAAATGCTATAAGAGAAGCGTTTTTTGATCCTTTTATTAACCTTGTATATGGGGATTGTGAATTTTATGGAAAAGAAACTGGTAATTTTATTAAACCAGATTATATAAGTTGGCAATTGAGGGATGATACGTGTTATGCTACCGGAGTAAGGGCGTATAGAAAATTTGTATATAATGTTGCTGGAGGGTATCGAGTTGGAAGGATTGAGGAGCCCGCCGGAGATTATAATTTATTCCTTCGGATTGAGGCTTTATCCGGGGGTGTTGGGATTAAGAGAATTCCTAAGAAACTTTCCATAGTAATGAAATCTGGTGATGGTGTGAATGTTGGATTACAAGACATTAACGCTGAGAAATTTAGGGGATTAGCTAGAAGCGGAAAACTATTGGGCGTTTCTGAATTGCATGGTAAAAAATCTCCTATAAGTCTTACTATCGTGGTTGTTACCCATAATTATGGGATGTATTTACCGAGAGCCCTTTCCAGTATTTTTTCACAGACGATGCTTCCTTCAAGAGTTATTGTTGTTGATGATTCTTCAGACAAAAAGGACAGCGCAAGAAATGTTGCAGCGATGTATCCTACTGAGTATATAAAGACTAACTTTAGGAATGGCAACAAAGCAAGAAATGTTGGGGCAAGGCGTTGTACCGAAGATGCCATATTATTCTTAGACGCTGATGATTGGTTGTTGCCCACATTCATAGAGACCTTTATGGATAGTATGAAAAAGACAGGTGTTGACGTAGTTTATTCAAAATGGCATTCATTTAAGGACTCTAACGGTTCTTTTAAACTTATAGAAAACCATTATGATGGTGCCCACCCAAACCATCCTCGTGATGGCCAGCTTCTAAGGCACATGAATTATATTGCAATGCCAAGTTTGATTAGAATGTCTAAATTCCCTGGATTTGATAATGATATTTTAGTTGGGCAAGACTGGGATTTGTGGTGGGCAATGATGAGAAATGGGTGCAGTTTTGAGTTTATTCCAGAAGAAATGTTCTGTGTGTTTATTCACGAGAATTCTGTTTCACAGCAATCCGATCATCTTAAAAAATTAGAAATAGTCAGGCAGAAAAACATTGCTTTAGATTTGAAAGGAAAAAAGTAATGTCGATTAATCTTTCTATTATTGTCCCAATATATTTGGGTCAGAAGCATGTCGGAGGGATGTTAAAGTCTTTATTGGAGAATACAAGCCAAAGATTTGAGTTTATCCCCGTGTTTGATGGAGGGGGAAAGATCGAGGAATGGATAATAGAGAGACTGGTGCTGGGGTCAAATAAATGTGAGCTTTTTCCCATTCGCACCATAAGTAGATTAGGGTTTCCAAGGGCCGTTAATTGCGGGTATCATGCCATTGGGAATGATACTAAATATGTGGCTATTTTAAATCAAGACATTCTTGTCCCGAAAGATTGGGATAAATATTTAATGGATATTCTTAATAGGTATAAAAATCTTGCCTGTGTTGACCCTATGACGGGAGGACATGGGATTCCGATGCACCCAAAACAGTTCATACCAGCCCTTGCCAGTTGTGATGTATCTAAGCCTGAGACGATGAATGATATAAATAGGGTAGCACTAAAAGAGGTATCTAATGGTGTTGGATATGTAGTTAGTCGTTTTAGTCCTTTTTTCTGTACAATGTTTAATAGGAAGATATTTGATCTTGTTGGGCCAATAGATGATAGGCTTTCAAATAAGAAGACCGCTTGGGGACTTGGAGAAGATGATGATTGGTGCCATAGGGCAAGAAAAAAAGGGTTTTTGATTGGTATATGTAAAAAGGTCTATGTTTATCATTATTGGGGGTCTTGTTTTGGCGAAAAGTTGAGGAGTGAAACAACCAAATCAAGACTTGAATATCTTGCTAAAAAGCATGGAACATGGCCGAATAAGTTTAAGCATTTTCCGTTCACAGATGAAGAAAATAGATTAATGCGGGAAGGATGTAAGTAAAATGGCGAGAGTTGTCTTGGTTAATCCGGCTGTTATTCTTAATAAGTGGGGGAGTTATGGCGGGGCAAACCGTCAAGAATCTTCTCTTAATCATGGACTTCTTTCTATAGCCACATTCCTTAATAAAAATGGGCATAAGTGTAGCATTTTAGATTTACGCGCATGTAGCGACATGGGGGATGCAATTGCCAAGCTTATGGGAATGGCCCCTGAAGTCGTTGGGGCAGGGGCGATGAGTGTTGACTTCGGGATGGCTCTTGAAGTGCTTCAGAGGGCAAAGGAAGAGCTTCCTTGGCATCCTGTGACCATAGTTGGAGGGGTCCATGCCTCTATTTCTCCTGAAGAAGGAGATAAGCCTTATGTAGACTATGTGATTGAGGGTGAAGGAGAGTTAATCCTTTTAGACATGCTTGACACCAACTTTGAGAAATATAAGGACAAGAAAATTTTCAGGGGAGAGAGACCCAATCTTAATGAACTTCCATTTATAGATAGGTCATTAGTTGATTATAAAGAGTTAAATACCCCTTATTGGAAAGGAAGGTCCCCTTATGTTACGATGATGGCGGGAAGGGGATGCCCATTCAAGTGTGCTTTCTGTCAACCCGTTCCAAAGTTGGTTTTTGGGAGGACAAGGCAAAGGGACGTTTCTAACATAATACAGGAAATGAGAGAGTGCAAAGATAAATATAACGCTGCTTATTTTGACTTTATAGATGATACGTTTACAATTAATATAAATTGGGTACATGAATTTTGTGAACAATATAAGGCTTCCAAAATTGGAGTTCCCTTTGTTACCGCTATTAGAGCAGACATTATAGTTAAAAATGAGCAAATGATTAGGGAATTGAGGCGAGCCGGATGTGATACGGTTAGTGTCGGATTTGAAAGTGGGAGCAATAGAATATTAAGGTTGCTCAATAAGGGAACGACGAGAGAGATGAATCTTGAGGCAG